TCACGCGAGCACCAGCCTCATCGTGGTGGCCACGGTGTAGGCGTACTTCGTGGTGCGCTCGGCCCGCACGGTCGTCATCGTGAGGAACGCCACCCACTGCTCAACGCGCTCGGCGCCGGAAGCATCCCGCAGCCGGACCGTCACGACGACCGAGCGGTAGCCGTTGGACTCGGTGTCCGACGGCGCCCCCCACTCGGTGGAGTCGACGAAGTCCTGGACGTAGGCCACAGTGCCAGCCTCGGCCAGCTCCTCCCACCGCGAGGTGTACTCGTGCGGCATCACCTGGGAGGCCTCGGCAACGAACCACTCCCGCCCCCGCGCCTCGAGGTCTGCCAGAGGCTCGGTCCGCGTGTCCCACTGGAACAGGTCGCACACAATCGCCTCGACGAGGTGGTCGTACTTCACCAGCTGGCGGTATCCGGCCTCACGGTCCCGCGGGTACTCCACACCGGCACAGCGCTGGGAGCGGTCGGGCAGGGGCCATGTCACCGGCGCAGGCAGGTGCAGGGGAAAGGTCCCCTCCGGCGGCAGAGCGCCGAAGATCCTGGAGGGGTCAGCGCTCGGCGCCTCCGACGGAGCATGCTGGCCGGTGCCGTGAGGCTGGAAGGCTCCCGATGCCGAGGCCGTGGGACGTGGCGCGGGGGCGCCCGCCCCACCGGGGTCAGGACTCGACGGCGCGCATGCCGAGACCAGCAGTGCGGTGGCGAGTGCAACTGGCACGAAGCGGCGAAGTGTCATAGCACGATCCTTCTCACGGAGATGTTCTGCGCGTAGCTCGGGTTGAGCCAGTACTCGGTGACCTTGACGACCTCGACGGTCTTGCCGGGTCGAGGTGCGTGGATCATCAGGCCCCCACCGGCGTAGATCCCGATGTGGGTGTAGGCGGTGTCACCCGATCCGCGCCGGTCGTTGCCCTTCATCTTGAAGGCGATGAGATCCCCTGGTGCGGCGAGGTCCAGGTCGAGTCCCTCGGCGGGACCGGTGTAGACGTCGGCATGCTGCCCTCCCTGGGCGATCGCAGTCCGCGCGAGGGCGACCTTGCCGCCCGAGGCTTCGTAGACGGCGTAGCTGGTCAGGCCCGAGCAGTCGAACCCTCCCTGTGTCGGCCCGTGGATGTTGCCTCCGCCCCACACGTAGGGCAACCCGAGGTACTTGCGCGCGGCCGCGACGATGTCGGCGCCGAGACCTTCGGCATAGGTGGCCTGGTCAGGCAGGTCACCTGACCCCGTTGACTCCGTCTGGGCGTCGAGAGCGTCGGCGATTGCCTTGATGTAGTCCGCCCGGGCGTCGGCGGTCCGTTCGACGTCCACGAGCGTCGGCGACATCCCGCGCTCGGCCATCGCCGCGGCTGTCTGCGCCTGAGCTGACCGCGTCGTGACAGCCTTCGCCGGAGCATGAGCGCAGATGATCTCCATCATCGCCGCAACGTGCATCGCGGGAGTGGCGGCGCGACGGTCCTGCGCCTTACCCCACACATATGCGGTCGGCGCCTCGTTCGTCACCGTCCGACGAAGATCGGAGTCCGCCAGTCCCACCATGGCGCCCGCCCACTCCTCCTCGGTGGTGTTGGAGAGGCCGAAACGACCATCACGCTCGGAGTTTGCGTCCCAGTTGGTCTCGACGTAGATCGTCGCCAGCAGGTAGTCGAGGTTCGCTCCCAGCTTCTCGGGGCACAGCTTGGACCAGGCGCTCGTCGCGGCCACCACCTCGCTATCGGTGGGAGCGATGAACCCGGTGCGCGTCTCGGCCTCGGCGGTGTCCGCCGAGGCCAGGATCGAGACGAGCAGGACCAGGAGGATCACCGGCGTCAGTACCAGCGCCACCAGAGCGGCGAGCGCCCCGGCCAGCAAGCGCCGGCCCGTCTTGGACTGGGCGACTGCAATGCCGACTCGCGCCGCAGTCGCCCCACCGATAGCCATCAGGCGAACGGATTCTCGGTGCCCGCGGAGGCGTCTTCTCCCAACGCCCCGGCCAGCGCAGAGGGCAGCTCCGCAGGAGCCAGCTCGCGGTTGTCGATCCACCATCTGGCGGCGTCGACCTGAGAGGCGGGGCCCGCGACCTGGGAGTTGAACTCGGCCTCCTCGAGGTCGAGTTCTTCGAAGGCCGCCTCGAGCAGCTCCACGCGCACCCGGGTTGCCCAGTCCACCTGCTTGGCCGAGCCCCGCAGCGGGTCCAGGCCCATCCGGCTCTCACGTTCACGCGCGTCGGCGAGCTCGTTCTGCCGGCGCTCGGCGTCCCGCTTGCGCATCTTCGGGTCGCACGCCGGGCACTTCGAGCGCGCCGCCCACTCCAGCTTCCCCTCGCGCTCGAAGGGCTTGAGCCCCTCGAGGCTGATATTGGTCTCGTGTCCGCACGAGCGCTCCACTATGGTCATGAATCTCCCCTGTCGGTCGTAGGCTGGTGCTCCCCTACGCGCACGCGACCCCGGTCGCAGCGGGCTTGATCGACGCACCCCCGAGGCGTCGGTCGGGCGCGTAGGGAGGTGTCGCTCTTCCCTGTGGGCGACCGGGCCGCTCCCCCGCGCGGTCCCCGGCCCCGGACGGTGTTCCCTGACACCTCCGGGGCCGGACCTGTCTTAGAGCCCGGGCTCGTCGAGGTAGGGGTCGCCCGGGTCGGGCCGCTCGTAGCTGAACGCGGGCTCGAGGGGCGCCGGCCCGCTGCCGCCGTGGGTGATGAGCGAGTGCCCCTCACGCCAGAGGGTCGGGGCCGCGCGCAGCGGGGCGTTCGCCTGCACGTGCGCGAGCGCGTCACGGACGTCGATATCCGCCAGCGCGTCCAATGGAGCCACGACGTCCCAGATCCAGCCCTCAGCCAACCCGCGAGCTGCGGCAGTCACCATGAACCACCGCGGCTCGTCCCTCATCGGTGTGGGCGGAGCCATTCCGCCCGGCATGCCCTCGGCGCGCCAGGCGGCAACCTGTCGGCGGTAGTCCTCCGCGGCGACCGCGGCGCGCTGGAGGCGGCCAAGGACTGCCTCGACGCGCTCGGCCGCTCGTGCCGGGGCTGGATGGGTGCGGTCGTGGGTGGCCAGCAGCGCGGCTAGGCCCGCGCGCATCCCGAAGTCGGCCGGGCTCGTGCGCGGGTAGACCTCGCGCGCGAAGCCCGCGTCCCAGACCATCTCGTAGAGCACGCGACGCTGGGTGAGGTCGGCGAGGTCGGCGAAGTCCATGGGCGCTCCCGGTGGCGTGGCGAGGGGGTCACCTCTTCACGCCCCGAGGAGCTGCCTCGCGAACCGACCCGTGCCCACCGATCAGCCATGTCGGGCACACTTCGTCCATGGCCAAAAAGAAGATGCCCCGGTTGATCGACGAGATCGAATACCACCTCGACGAAGCGCGAGGTCAGTGGGAGTACCCGCTCGTCTCATTCGCAAAGAGCCGCGATAGAAGCACAATCCCTGAGCGCGCCGAAGACCCGAGCAACTCGCGCAGCCTGATCGTCCCCAGCGCCCTCCAATCCGTGGACGTCGCGCGCGCACAACGTTCTCGAGCGGCGGCCTGCGCCGCCGCCCACGCAAGCACGTCGGGCGCCCTCACATGGGTGGCTACCGTCTTCGCGACAACCACGGCGGTACTGCTCGCCGGATCGCTCGGCGGGTGGGAGGCACTGGCGCCGTTCGGCCCCATCGCTGCGGTTGTCATCGCTGGCACTATCGCGATCATCACGGGTCTCCAACACCGGGAGAACGTCGTTGCCGATCAGGTCTGGGCCGAGCGTCTCCGGCGGTACGACGAGCGCATCGAGTTGCTCGCGCAGACGCAGCCCCCGCAGCCCGCTTCCCCACTCGTCAACCATCGCTGGGGCTTCCGTCTGCGCCGGCAACCGCGAGGGTAGCCCCGTGGACACCGCTTGGAGCACGCGGGTCGCCGCATCAGTTCTCGCCGCGAGGTACGACCGCGGCGTGCGCGGTGAGGTGTACTGCGAGGGCGAGACATCTACCGGACGGTGCAGAGCGCGAGTGCACGTACGCCGCTCGGTCACGGGACTGTTCCGCCCACACTTCGCAAACGACGGCGTCCGGAGGCCCATCGTCCGCTACGGGCTCGGCAGCCAGGCCGAGGTCGCATCCGGTCAGGGTCAAGACTGCCGCGGTGGCAAGGGCGAGCATGCGCTTCATTGGTACTCCTAGGGGCGATCGGGGATCGGGTCGGGGTGTGCGGTCGGCGGTCATCTGCGTCCCGCGCTCCCGGCGAAGCCGGCGTCGCGCAGGTGGGCGCGTGCAGCCTCGGCGTGCGTGGTCGGAGAGCTCGAGCGGCCCAGCGGCGCAAGGGCGCGCCCGAGGTCCTCCCTGCGCCGGTCCCCGAGCTTGATCTCGCTCAGGCACGGCGGGCACGAGGACGCATCGAACGTCGAGTGCTCCTCGCACCGCCGCACCCGGACCGGGGCCGGTGCCGGGAGGGGCGGTCCCTCGACGGCCAGGTCCCGCAGCACGGAGATCACCAGGCCCGGACCGGCGTCGGCCCACGATCGGGCCTCGAGGCGTGCCACCACGTCCGCGCGGCTCCAGCCAGCCGCCAGCAGCGGGCGCAGCGCCACGATGAGCGGGCCAACGCTCAGCCGGGTGCCGAGCGCCGCAGGCAACGCGGCCCGGACCTCGCGGACCGCGGCGCGCTCGACGTCGACGTCGGCCGTCGTGGGGTGGGCTCCTCCACCAGCAGCACCGGTCGCGTCAGCGGCTGGCACCGGTGCCGTCACCGTCGCGGGCGTTGCTGGTGGTGGTTCTTCCTGATGGTTAAAGACCCCACAAAGAAGGGACCGGACGCTGGCGTCCGGTTCGAACCGGACGCCAGCGTCCGGTTGGGAAGCCCCCTCACCTGAGTTATCCACAGGGAAGGCCTTGTTCGCCTTGTCCGACCGGACAGAATGACCGGTCGGCTCTGACCTGCGCAAACGCGGGCTATCCACAGAGAGCGTCTCGTCCGGGTTGTCCGAGCGGACAATCTGTCCGGTCGGGACTGACCTGGGAGAACGCTCCAGGGCCACAGCGTCAGATTCGGGCGAGTTGTCCAACCGGTCATTCTGTCCGGTCGGGCCCGACCAGCCAGGACGCGCGCTCGGCGTCTGCGCGCCGGCGCCGCGAAGGGTGACGCGCGCGGTCCCGTCCTCGTCGCGCACGTACTCCAGGCTCAGGTCGAGCCGGTAGCGGTTGAGGCTCTCCCCCCGGGTGCGGGAGGTGCGCTCTACGGTGACGAGGCCGAGTTCGGCCAACGTCGTGAGGTTACGTCGGACGGAGCGGGCGTCCATACGGCTCTTCTCCGAGAGGAGCGCTTGGGAGGGCCAGCAGATGCCGTCCTCGTCGACGTGGTCGGCTAGGGCCAGCATGAGGAGAGTCTGGGAGGGGTTGAGGGCCTTGAGGCTCGACCAGACCCAGTTCATCGCTTCGATGCTCACGAGGAGGGCTCCTTGGTGTGCGGGTGAGGGCTCATCCGCGGTCCGGCCCCACTGGGGTGCCGCCGCTGGAACACCGGTAGGCCGGCGCGATCGTGTCCAGGACGTGTGCGGGGTCGGCCGGGGACTGGTCCCAGACGGTGCCGGCGCAGACGCGCACGAGCAGCGCCAGGGTCGGTGCTCATGTCAGATGTCCTGTCTGGTCGAGGGGAGGAAGTTCGGGCGGGGAGAGCCGGACCGCGTGAGCCGTGGACCGTGAGCTGGACCGCCCTCGCGAGCCGGACCGCCGACGTGGGCCGTGGGCCGGTCCACCGTCGTGAGCCGACGTCGTGAGCCGGTCCACCGCCGTGAGCCGTGAGCCGGACCGTGAGCCGTGGGCCGTGGGCCGTGAGCCGGACCGCCGACGTGGGCCGTGAGCCGGACCGCCGCCATGGGCCGGTCCATGTCAGACGCGGCTCTCATCGATCAGCCTGGCGATCGCGGGCCATGTCGTGCAGGACGGCGAGCGCGGCCGCGCGCGCACGTCTGCCGCGGCTCCCGTGCTCGACGTTGGCGACGATCCAGTCCCACCGTGCGGCTCCGCCGGGCTGGGACAGGACACGCTCGCGCAGCTCGTGGACGATCGCGCTCGCATCCTGCGAGCCGCGCCGGACCGGGTGAGCGTCCATGACGAGGCCGTCGGCCGGCAGCGCGTCGAGCAGGACCATGGCCATGTCACCCGGGGCGCGCAGGGGATCCTCCTCGCGCTCCCAGCGAGAGATCGTGTTGCGGGAGGAGGCATGCGAGCGGGCCCAGGCGGCCAGCGCCGGGCGAGGGGATGTAGTGGCCCAGCGGGGCAGGGACCACCACAGTTCCGAGGGCACCAGGGCCACGGCGTCCTCGGCGCGATAGCCGCGGCCCATCGAGAACATCTTCCGACGCACAGCGCGCTGCGCCAGGGCGACGGCCTCAGCCCACTCTGCCTCGCCGATGCCGTAGTCGGCCAGCGACAACGGCTCGGGCTCGTCGACGCTCGGAGGCTGTGTCGTCTCGGGCAGGGTCATGGTCACGCCCCCGCCACCCGGACCTGCGGCTCGTCCCGCGCGACAGGCACCGCCTCGAAGGCCGCAGCGTCGAGGTCGCGCAGAGCGCGCAGGCGACGCTTGGCCGTGGACAGGGAGGCGGCGATGCCGGCGTCGACGGCGCGCTGTGCCGAGGCGGTCTGCCCGGCGGAGATCTCCGCACGCACCCATGCGGCCAGGTCTTCGAGCTCGGCGGGCAGCGTCGGGGTCGGCACGGCGCGCAGGCCGACCGGCGGGGGCGCGGCAGTCGCGGGGCGCATGGACGAAGGCTCCCGCCGCGCGAGCGCGGGGGGAGGGGCGACCTCGCGACGCACGGGCTCCGGGACGGGCTCGGTAGGCAGCGTCGGCGTCGTCGGCCGCACCCCAGCGCCCTCTGCCGCCGGCGTCACCCGTGCGCTCGACGCCGTCGCTGCGAGCTCGGAGGCGCGCGGTTTGCTGGGAGCCGGACTGGAGGCGGGCGCGGGCGGAGTCGGCGGCACCGGCGTCGGTGCAGGGCGCTGGCCCGTCGGGACGGTCGCTGCGGATGTAGAGGTGCTCGACGACGTCGACGTCTGCGCTGCGGCGCCGACGGTGATCCCGTGGCGGATGATGCGCATGGTGGCCTCGACCATCGCGGCCAGCGCGAGCGGCGGCACCGCGTGGACGATGCCCGCGGAGATCCCCGACTGAGGTGCACTCGCGACGTTGCCCCAGGTGGAGATCGCCACACCGACCAGCGTCATGCCCCAGCCCCAGCGGGTGGAGACTCCCGTGAGCGAGGCGTGCAGGACGTGCACCGCGCCGCCGACCATCGCCCCGTCGATGACGATCGGCAGCAGCACCGAGAGCTGCCCGAAGCCGGCCTGGTGCCCAAGCAGCGTCAGGCCGTGCCAGGAGAGCACCGCGGCGGCCAGCGCGACGAGGATCGTTGTGAGCGTGGAGACTGCCCGGATCCGGGCGTGCGCGCGAGGCGAGAGGAGCGGGGTCGTGCTGGTCATGATGGGGTCCCTTTCCCTGTGGGGCCGAGGTCAGCGGTCGTGTGCGTCCCGTGCTGCGCGTGCGAGCTTTCGGGACGTGTCGCCGATGGCCTGCGTGAACCGCATCCAGCGCTCCTCCTCGAGCTCGACGTCGTCGCGCGTGATGTGCTCAGCCAGCTCAGCGGCGAGGAGGAGCACCTCGCCGAGGCCGCCAGCGATGATGGCCGTCGCTGCCGCGCGGCGCTGTGTCTCGTCCTGCCACGCGTCGTCCATGTAGATGTCGCGGTGCAGGGTGCGGGTTGACGCTGCGACGTCGGCGATGACCCTGGTTGCGATCGGCCCAAGGTTCACACGTGGCAGGACCAGGTCCTGCAGGCGGCTCATCGTCTCTGCACGAGTCAGCGTCGGGTTGGACAGCGCTTCGCGGATCGGCTCGGGTGCAGCCTCTGCCATGCGCCTCATCTCGGCGAGATCGGCGGAGACCGTCGCCTGGGAGACACCGAGGCGTTCGGCGATCTCCTCCTGGCGCAAGCCGTCGGAGTGGAGCTCGGCGACGGAGAGCTTGCGCTCGAGCAGCTGCTCCGGCATCGCGCGCAGCGGGCGGTACTGCTTCCCGTCAACCCCCGCAACCCCCGGAGTCGCAGGGCTCAGCGTCGAAGGCGTGGCTTCACCACCACCGAGCGCATCAGGTGCCACAGATGTGGCACCTGATAGAACTGCGATGTCGCGTCCCGGCGTGGCCTTCGACACGCCGAGCACCGCCGCGATTGCCCGAGTTGAGAGACCCGCCGTCCGCAGTGCGCTCACGCGCTCTCGACGCTCGTCGACGGTTCCCCAGAGCCTCGCCTGCGAGAACTCAGCTGCGCAGTATGACTCCCAGCTCGCATATCCCAGCGCAAGCCATGCGCGCCCGTCATAGGCTCGGGCAACGGCCTCGTCTACGTCGGCGAGGGAATCGAGAAGCCGGACGGTCGCTTGGCGTACCTCTTCGGTCACGGCTCGCGCAGCCTCGCCCGATAGGTCAGTCACCGCGCCCGGACCCTCACCTTCGCGGCTAGTCGCTGGCCAGGCGTCACCCACCACGACGATGGGCTCCCTCCCCGTCACGACGGGCTCCCGGCAGTCGGCGCAGCAGAGTGGTCTCTCGCTCTACGCAGGAGTTCATCGGCGCCGATGCCGACGATCTTGGCGACTTCGTCGAGGTCGTCGGTGTCCATCGCGACCTTCCCCGTGAGGCGACGACTCCAGTAGGCCTGGGACCTACTCGTCGCACGCGTCAGGTCGGCCGCGGATCTTCCGCTGCGTGCGAGCTCAGCGCGAACCTCCGCCGCGACACTCGCGCGGCCGGCTAGAAGTAGGCGCTCACCGCCTAGATTCATCTCCATGCGCCAAGTTGTACACGCGTGAACCTCGCGTTGCAAGCACCGACTAGGCGCTGAGCGACTGGAATGCGAGAGAACCGCCTTGATTAGCCCCGTAGGCGGTAGCATTGATGCATGAGCGAAGTTCTTCAGATGCCGAGCAACGAGTCCCCCCGCGAACGTGTCGCGGCAGAGGTGCGAGCGCATCTCGCACGGGCTCGCCTCAATGGATCACGACTCGCGACAGCCCTAGGGCAGTCACAGACCTACTGGAGTCGTCGCCTCACGGGGAGGGTGGCGTTCGACGTAGACGATCTCTCGCAGATCGCCGACCTCATCGGCGTCGAGCCGTCGGACTTCTTTGCCACGTCAAACGAGAGGAGCCTCCGCCCTCGTGGTGAGGGCGGAGGCTCCGTTACGCTCCCGCGGCTGGACTTGAACCAGCGACCGTCCGATTAACAGTCGGATGCTCTGCCAACTGAGCTACGCGGGATCGCGTGGCCTGCCGTAGCAAGCCGAGAAGAACTATAGCAGTGTTACAGCGGGAGTCCGACCGCGCTGCGTGCCCGGGACTCTGTTGCCTGCACCACAGCCTTCGTCGCGGGGTCGGAGAGGTCGACGTGACCGTCGCCGAGCACCTCGGAGAACAGCTCGTCACGCTCGTCGCGACGGATCGCGACACGGACGGTCCCGCCGCCCGGCAGGTCGGCGCTCTCACGGTGGACGACGCTCGCGACGACACGTTCGCGCAGCGTGCGAGCGAACGCCTGGGGCGTGCGGTCAACGAGGTGGAGGCGGGTCGGCGGTGTGCCGTCGGCCCAGCGGATCGTCAGCACGTTGATCTGCGCGTCGACGGCGGCGTGATCGACGTCGCACCAGCGGCGTACGAGAGGATCTCCGTCCCGTTCGACGACGACGTGGTGAGCGGTCGCGAGCGCCCACCGCTCGGGCAGGTCGGCGATACGCACGTCGTCGCGCGGCGCGACGCCGTCGGGCAGGATCTCAACGCGCGTCCCGGCGACGGCCTTCTCGCCGACGGTGCGGAGGGCAAGGTCGGCCTGGACGGCGGGGACGGGTCTGCGGAAGAGCGCCATGGGTCCACGGTAGCCCGCCGTCGGTGTCCGGCACGGTCGCGTGAACGTTCACAGCGCGTCGTAGGATAACCGCGGCCGGACGACGACGTCGGCGCCCCGCCCCGTCGTCCGAAGGTCCGTCGTGCCCACCGAGAACTCCCCCGCCCCGCTCTCCCCCGCCCGTCGCACGCTCGCGCTCCTCGCGCTCGCCCTCGGCGGCTTCGGCATCGGCTGCTCCGAGTTCGCCTCGATGGGCATGCTCCCGCAGATCGCCGCCGACCTCGTCCCCGGCTTCGCGACCGACCCGGAGGTCGCGATCGCCCACGCGGGTCAGCTCATCAGCGCGTACGCGCTCGGCGTCGTCGTCGGTGCCCCGACGCTCGCGGCACTCGCCGCACGCGCCTCGCACACACGCCTCACACTGTGGCTGCTCGCGGCGTTCGTCCTCGGCACCGCCGCATCGGCGCTCATGCCGACGTTCACGTCGACGCTCGTCGCCCGCTTCGTCGCCGGGCTCCCCCACGGCGCGTACTTCGGAGTCGCCTCGCTGCTCGCCGCCCGCCTCATGGGCCCCGGCAAGCAGGGTCAGGGCATCGCGCTCGCTCTCTCGGGGCTCACGGTCGCGAACATCGTCGGGGTTCCCGCCGTGACGTGGCTCGCCCAGACCTCCGGATGGCAGACGGCGTACCTCGCGGTCGCGGGCATCTTCGCCGTCGCGTTCGTCGCCGTGCTCCTCACCGTGCCGTACGTCCCGGGCGACCCGGAACGCGACCCGCGCACCGAGCTCGCGGCCTTCCGCCGCGGACCGCTGTGGCTCATGATCGCGGTCGCCTGCATCGGCTTCGGCGGGTTCTTCGCCGTCTACTCCTACATCGCCGAGACCGCAACGCGGCGTGCCGGGCTCACCGAGAGCGCCGTCCCCTGGCTCCTCGCGGCCGTCGGCGTCGGCATGACCGTCGGCAACCTCGTCGGCGGTCGCTACGCCGACCGGGCACGCGACCGCGCGGCAGTCGTGGGCTTCGGCGCGTACATCGCGGCCCTCGCACTCCTCGGGATCGCTGGCGGCTCACCCGTCGGGCTCTTCGTCACGACGTGCGTCCTCGGCTTCACGTCGAGCCTCCTGCTGCCGGCCGTGCAGTCACGGCTCATCGGCGCGGCAGGCGACGCTGCGCTGCTCGGCGCCGCGACGAACCACGCCGCGTTCAACGTCGGCAACTCCCTCGGCGCGGCGCTCGGCGGGGCCGTCATCGCCGCGGGCTTCGGCTACCTCGCGCCCGCCTGGGTCGGGGTCGTGCTCGCGACGCTCGGCCTCACGCTGCTCGGCGCGTCGATCGCGTGGGAGCGTCGGACGTGGCCGACGGGCCTCGCGGCCTAGGGCCCCAGCTCCCGCTCCAGGCGCCCGCTCCCCGCTCCCGGATCCCACTCTCCGAAGAATCCGCATCGATGGTCGATGGCAGCGACCATCGACGCGGAATCCTGGAGCGTCGGGGCGCACCGCGCGGGACGGTAGATTGTTCCGGGGTCGTCCGACCCCCGGAGGCATTAGCTCAGTCGGTCAGAGCAGCGGACTCATAATCCGTCGGTCCTGGGTTCAAGCCCCAGATGCCTCACCAGCAATCACGCCGATCCTGGCGCATCAGCAGCGGCCCACTGTAGCCACACCTTTAGCCAAGGCCGAAAACTGGCCCCCCGCTGTAGCCACAAACGACGACGCCCCCGAACTCCACTGTGAGGTCGGGGGCGTCTTGTCGCGCTCGTCAGTCCTGGAGCATCCATGTGCCGCAGCGGTTGGACGTGAAGTCCTGCCCTGTGCGAAGGACGACGGCGGGGCGCCCGCCTGTGACGATGTCGTTCTCGATGATGTCGTCACCGTTCGACCCGGTCCGAGTGATCGACCAGTAGCAGGATCCTCCGACGGCCTCCGTGACCTTGTAGCGGCCGGGCTTGATGTCCTCGCCGACCGTCCAGATACCGTCGTCGAACGACTTCTCGGCGGCCTTCTTCTCGGCGGTGCCGACGGCCTTCTCGCGGTCGTCCAGGCCGGACTCGCGGTCGTCGAGGTCGGCGCTTCGCGCGTCTAGCTCTTTCCCCCGCTCGACGAGCGCGGCCGTGCGGTCGTCGATGTCCTTGAGCGATTCTGCGAGCGCCGCGTAGCGTCCCTGCGCTTCCTCGCGGCCGACCTTCACCTCGGCGAGCTCGGCCGCGGCCGCGTCGCGCTCTGCGGCGAGCGCGACGTACTCGGGTGTCTCGCGGACGTCGCCCGAGCCCCCGATGATCGCTCCCGCGCCGAGGCCGACCGTGAGAGCGACGGCGGCCGCTACCGCGGGGAGAGCCCAGACTGGGAGCGCGCGGCGGGGCTTCTCCGGCGTTGCCTCGGCGCTGGGCGGCGGAGGGACGGGCGGATGCGATCCGCTGCTGGCGGACGGCATGCTGTCGTTCATGGTCTCCCCCTGTTCCCTGCGCGGCGATGTGCCGCAGTTGGTCTATCGGCGCTCGGCGTCGGTCTCTTGAGCGCGGGTCCAGGCGCGGCCGTGTCGCGCTTCGCGTTGCCACGCGAGGATGACCCACTTGGAGACGTCGAGCTCGACGGCGAGCGCTCCGGGGTCGGAGCCGACGAGCGCTTCGGCGCGCGCGTAGTCGACGGGATGGATGAGGGTGCGGGCGGCGTCTGCGTCGGCGCGGCGCTCGCGGCGCTCGTGCTCGTGGCGGTCGCGTGTCGGGCGGTCGCGCCACGTCGCGTGAGAGATCTCGTGCGCGAGCGTCGACCGCTTCTGGTAGTCGGTCAGGCACACGTGGAGCGTGATGCATCGGGCGTCGTCGTCGTACAGCCCGTGCAGGTGCCCGATGTCAGCGGACCGGACCCGCACCCCCTGGTGCAGAGCCCGGTCCGCGAGTTCGTCAGACGAGATTGTCAATCCTCGCGCCCCTGTTCGTCAGCCGGCTGGTAGCCGGGGTTGTTGGCCGCGAGCATGACATCAGCCTGCGACATCTGGGTGAGTGCGGCGTAGGCGCGTTCGACGATCACCTCTGGGTTGATCTCGAGCCGCTCGGCCGCGCGTAGCAGAGTGCCGACGGTCAGGAGGCCGCGGACGCCTGCGACGTAGTAGGAGAGCTGGGGCGCTCCGATGCCGGCTGCCGCTGCGATCTGCTTCTGGGTGACGCCGCGTCGCTTGCCCTCGCTGACGAGTTCGATGGCCACGAGTCGCGAGAACTCTCTATCTCTGTCCATGCGGCTAACGCTACCGCCGCTCCGGCTAAGTGTCTAGCCGTGCCGCTACTTGACGCACGAATAGCCGGATGGCTAAGTTAGCCGCATGGCAACCAACCGAGACACCCTCACCGGCGTCCCCGAGCCGATCAAGAGCCTCCTCAGCGAGAAGCGCTTCTCGATCAACAGCCTCGCCGACGAGACCGGCATCGCATACTCCACCCTCCGTCGTCGGCTCCGCGAGCCGAACGGCCTCACCATGGGAGACCTCCTCCGCATCGCCGCGGCACTCGACGTCTCCCCCGCCGCGCTCATCCCGGCCGCGCTGGTCGCCGCCACCGCGAAGGCGGCCTGACGTGGCCGCGCTCAGGGTCGGGCAGGTGGTCCGCGTCATTGCGGACGACATGTACCGCGGTCAGACCGGAGTGATCGTCGAGGACGCGGGACCAGAGCACGCAGCCCCGTACACGGTCGAGTTCGACTCCTGCTCCGCGGACGCGTTCTTCCGAGCCAACGAGCTCGAGCCGCTCTAACCCCACCCCCGCCCCCTGCCGTCTCGCATCGCGCGAGCACGGCGCCCTGCCCTACCCAAGTCCCTGCGTCTCGCGGGCGGCCCCGACCACGGGGTGTCACAGAAAGGACTTCGCCATGCCCACGAACAGGTCGCAGATGTTCCGCGAGTACGTCGACGAGGTGCGGGCGTTCGCGCTCCGAGAGCACCAGGTGCGCTTGTCCCGGACGGAAGCGCAGCGCGTCAGCCGCGAGGCCTACGTGCGGCAGTACGTCGACGCGCCGCTCGAGGCCGCCGGCGACCTACGCTGCCTCCACCTCGACCCCGTGGGCGAGGGCGTCGTCAACAGCATCATCCGCGCACAGGTGGCTGTGGCGACCAGAGAGAAGGTGGCGGCGTGAGCGATCTCGACATGGCCGAGTGCGTCGGGCGCATCCAGGGCGGGGTCATCCGGCTTCGCAACCAAGCGCAGGCCGAGTTCGGAGAATCAGGGGCTCTCGTTGCCGCCATCGCCTACGGCAATGTCATCCGCCTCATCGCCGCCGAGATTCGTCGAGTCGACCAGGTGTAGGGCCTTCTCGACGCCAGTTGTGATGGAGTGCTTGAACGGCTCGAACGCGGCATCGACCGCGTTGTCGACGAGCGCGTTGCCGAACATCGCCGCCGCGCCCACAGCAAGGGTGGCGGCCGCCGAGACCATCTTGTTGCGCGCTTCCTCGCTGAGGCCCTTCGCGCGGGATGCGACGACCACCGCTGAGGAAGCGTCACGCAGCACGCGGTGCTTCTGCCTTGTTGTCGACTCTGTGCCTGTCACCATGTCGATCGCGCGGGCCAACATGTCGACGAGCTCGGCGCGGAGACGCGGCTCAGCGAACTCGGCCTTCTTGACCTCGTCCAGTGCCGTAGATAGCGCCGCGAGCACGGGCTCCAACTGGTCATTGGTGAGGTCGCGCAGCGCGGCAGTGGTTGCTAGGAGACCTGAGAGCCGACGGAGATCCTGCCTCGCCGTCTTGTTTATGGCCGCCCGGTTCCCACCGTTCCCTGTGGCGTCGCCCCATCGTGGCTCCATCCCGAACACGGCCTTGTAGACCTGCGGGAGCAACTCGAAGAAGGAGTCTGCCTCTGCATCTGGGTTGGTGCTTGCGAGCTCGTTGATCTCTTCTTCGATCTCGACGAGGTATCCGACGGCCTGCGCATGGACTCGCCAGAACTCGATCGAGTCGGCGCTGCCCGCGCCTCTGTTGCTGGCTGGCGCTTGGTGGGCGGGGCCTTCCCACGTGTCGATCAGGTCGCCGAGAAGCCGTGCCGCGTTTGCCATGCCCGAACCCTACTGACCACCAACCCCACACGAAAGCCCCCGTCTCGCCTGACGGGGGCTTCGTCGTCCCAGGAAGGGAATGACATGACCGACATCCTCGACGCGCTCGCCGGCGACTGGCGGCGCACCGACGCGCGGGCCGCGATCCGCCGCGCCATCAACCAGGCGGCGCGCGAGCACGACGGTGAGGTCCACATCGCCAACATCCGCCCGCTGCTGCCCGACTGGATCGCGCCGCCCATGATCGGCGCCGTCACCTGCGCCCTCGTCCGCGCACGACACCTCACCCCCACCGGCCGCTACGCCCCGAACGGCGACAGCACGAGCCGCAACCGCACGAAGGCCGCGCAGATCTACCACCTGGCCGCGCCCATCCCCGAGGAGACCACATGACTGCGTCGAAGCTCTCGTACACCTACGCGGAGGCGTCGGCTGCGACGGGTATCCCGGTGCGGACGTTGCAGGCACGCATCACGGCGGGCGACTTGGTCGCTCGTCGTCTCGGCACGAAGCCGATCATCCTCGCCGCTGACCTTGAGGCGTTTCTGGCGTCTCTGCCTGAGAAGGAGTGACTGATGTTCAAGTTCTGGAAGCGCAAGCCCGCCGTGGTGCCGGACTCGGTTGCGGAGGCGACGTCGCTGCCGGACCTGACCGACCCCGGCTGGGTGCGGCTGACGGCGGACGTGTTCGCGGCTGACCCGACGTCGCTCGGCCCGGACTGCCTGGGCGTGACGGTGCGTGAGTGTGAGCGGTCGCTGCTCGACCGGATTCTCGATGGGGAGCCGGTGTGGGAGGGCGCATGGGTGGACGTGTCGGCGGCGCATCAGGCGCACATCCGGTCGGCGCTCGCGGTCGTGACGTACTCCCGCACGGGGGTCCTGCCTGAGCGGGTCGTGTCGTGAGCGTCCGGTCGAAACTGTCGGCGTCGGGTGACGTGAAGCCCGCGACGATCCGCGACCGCATCGCCGCCGACGACGCCAAGCGGCGTGCACGACAGAAGGCCGACGAGGACGCACGTCTGCGTCGCGCCGAGGCTGCGGAGGCGGTCTGGCAGTTGCGGCAGGAGCAGGCGCGTCGCGTGCGCGCTGACCGCGAGATCCGCGACCTCATGCGACCCGGCTACGGCCACTGACCCACCCCTGAACATCCCAGGCCCCGCGCGTTCGCGTTGGGGCCTTTCTCGTACCCGAAGGAGAACCCTCATGAACCGACTCGCCAAGGCCGCCACGCTCGCGGCCGTCGCCACCATCGCCCTCGTCGGCTGCTCGCCGGACGCCGAGGTCGCGTCGCACAACCTGTCCAAGGCTGCCGACAACTTCGAGATCGACCGCCGCGTCGTCTTCCTCAACGGCATCACCGACACCTACCTGCTGTCCATCGAGGGCCGCTGCTCGATCGTCGACCAGGGCAACCAGCTCGAGGTCACGTGCAAGGTCGGTCCGGACGCGTTCAAGAAGCACTTCCTCGGGCTGAGCGACAACGTCTCCTACTTCGTCGAGCAGCTCGAGTCCGCCGACGTCAGCGAGTACCACTATCGAGTCGTCTTCAAGCCCGAGCAGATCATCCCGGACGTCGACCTGCGCACGAGCGGACGGTGACCACGATGAGCATGGAAGATCGCGCGCTGGCCGCGCGTCAGGAGCAGCAGGACGAGCAGCGGGAGCGAGCGCACGAGCTCGACCGGCTGCGGGATGAGGAGGCGCTCGCGGCGACGCTCGTCGCGACCGCTAGCGAGGTCGTGTTCCGCAACGACCCGGCCGACGGCGACCCCATCGTGACGTTCGCACGGCTGCGTGAGCGTACCGCCGCCTACGTCACCGCACGCGACACCGCCGACGCCTACGCGAGGGAGCACGGACTGTGACCGTCATCGAGATCACGAACAGGGACGACCTGCGGGTCGGGGACGTCGCCACGTTCGCCTACCGGGGCCACGAGTTCAGCGGGCCGCTGTGGAAGCGCGAGGATGGGCGCCTCTTCCTCGGAGGGGAGATCGTGCGTTACGCCATCGGCGTGTGGAGCGGTTACTTCACCTTCGTCCGAGCGACTCGTGAGGCCCCGTCTCTGCCGACCGAGCCGGGGTCCGTAATCCTCGTCACCGAGTGCCATGGCGAGCGACTGGACCCGCCCGTCCTCGCAGTGTGCGACGGCGACGGGGAGTGGCTGACGCTCGCCCGCGCGATCGACGGCAGCCGATGGCACCTCCCCAAGCACATCACCGCGTGGACGCCCGCGAAGGTCGTCCCCGCATGACCTTCGGCCACTGGGTGCTCGTCGTGGCCCTCACCCTCATCACCACCGCCAGCATCTGGCTCGACAACCTCAGAGAGAAGTGACCCGTGACGCTCACCATCCACGACGACATCGTCCAAGGCACCGAAGCGTGGCACCAACTGCGGCTCGGCATCGTCACCGCGTCGACCGTCGGCGCGCTCATCACCCCCGCGAAGATCGCGCCCGCGCACAACGACACGAGCCGCGGTCTCATCGCGTCGCTCGCCGCCGAACGCATCACCGGCTGGGCAGACGAGATCCCCATGAACAGCGACATGTGGCGCGGCGTCATGGACGAGCCGATCGCGCGCGCCCACTACGCCGAACACCACGCACCCGTCACTGAGACCGGCTTCATGGTCCTCGAGCGCGACGGCGTCAGGCTCGGCTACTCCCCCGACGGTCTCGTCGGCGACGACGGCCTCATCGAGATCAAGAGCCGGAAGGCGAAGACGCACCTGCAGACGATCCTCACCGACACCGTGCCCGCCGCGAACGTCGCCCAGCTGCAGGCGGGGCTGCTCGTGTCGGGGCGCGAGTGGATCGACTACGTGTCCTGGTGCGGTGGCATGCCCATGCACGTCATCCGCGTCACCCCGGACCAGCGCTGGTTCGACGCGATCGCGGCCGCGGTCTCGCTCGCCGAACAGTCGATCGCCGGGCACCTCGAACGGTACGCAGACCTCACCGCAGGCCGACCCGCCACCGACCGCATCGACTACGACAAGGAGATCGTGATCTGACATGGACCTCACGCAGACCATCGCGCCGCGCTCTGACCAGGTCAACGCAGATGACCTGATTGGGGGGCCGGTGACCGTGACCGTCGAGTCGGTCGTCGCGGGCAACGCCGAGCAGCCTGTCGACGTGCGCCTCATCGAGTTCCCCGGACGTGCCTACCGCCCGAGCAAGAGCATGCGGCGCGTGCTCGTCGCCGCCTGGGGTGCTGACTCCACGGCGTACACCGGGCGTCGCCTCACCCTGTACCGCGACCCCGAGGTGACCTTCGGGCGGGACAAGGTCGGTGGCGTGAAGATCAGCCACCTGTCGCACATCGACAAGCGGCTGAGCATCGCGCTCACGGTCACGCGCGGGAAGCGCGCCCTGCACACGGTGGAGCCGCTGCCGGACACTGCGCCGTCGACGGTCGCACCCGAGCCGCCCGCCGAGACCGTCGCGGAGTGCACTGACACGGACGCGCTCAAGGAGATGTGGCGCGTGTCGGGGCCGGAACGCAGGGCGCAGATCGAGGCGCGTGTCGCCGAGCTCAAGGCCGCGGAGTCGTGACCGATCCGATCGAGCGTTGGCTCGCCCGGCAGGTGTTCCTCGACCGAGCGCGCGAGTCCGCGCGCAACGCGCAGGCGTTCTTCCGTGGCGCGACCGCAGGACGAGCCGTCGCCCGCCACCAGTAACCCCCAGACAGCACGGCCCCCGCACACCAGAGTGCGGGGGCCTTCGTGATGAGAGAGACCGATGACCCTCAACGCCGCCTGCACCCACCCACGCGCACGGCACCAACACGGCACCTACGCCTGCTACCAGCGTGACGAGTGCCGGTGCGAGCCCTGCCGGACCGCCGCCAACCGTCGCGCGAAGACCGCGCGCGTCCGCGCCGAGACCGGACAGTCAGCGCTCGTCCCCGCCGACAGGACGCGCGCGCACCTGGCGACGCTCATGGACACCCTGACGATGGGGCAGATCGCGCGGCGGTCGGGTATCCACCCGACTGCGCTCCACCTCATCCTCGGCACGCCCGACGGACGCCGCTCCAAGCGGGTCGCCCGCAAGACCGAGCGAGCCGTCCTCGCGGTCCGCGCCAACCGCCACGGCCCCGAGAGAGGGGGGCTCGTCGACTCCCTCGGCACCCAGCGCCGCCTCCGCGCGCTCGTCGCTATGGGCTGGACCGCACGATCCCTGACCGCCCGCCTCGGCTTCTCGTCCCGCACGACGCACCTGCTCCTGCACGGCTCCCGCATCGAGGTGCTCGTGTCGACCCGTGACCGCGTGCGCGACCTGTGCGCCGAACTGTCGCGCCGCACACCGCCGGCGGGCCGCCACGCGACGCGCGCGCGGAACGTCGCGCGCGCGCACGGCTGGCACGGCATCGGCGCGTGGGACGACATCGACGACCCCACCGAGACGCCGGACGTCGGCGTCAAGGAGCGCGGGCTGGACCTCGACGAGTGGATGCACCTAGTGCTCGGCGGGGAGACCCCGGAGCAAGCCGCACGTCGCTGCCGGTCATCGTCGTGGGACGTGCAGCAGGCGGCCCGCGAGCAGGGCCGACCCGATGTCCTGCGTGCGATCGCGGAGTACACGCTGCGGACGAGCACTCACGGGACGTCGATCCACCACGCCGAGCTGCTGCTCGCCGAGATCAAGGACGCCGCGTGACCGCCGCGCACCACGAGCCCGAACCCCTACGGCCCTCGCACCGCACGGTGCGGGGGCCGTCCTGACGAGATAGAGAACCTCATGGCCCCGCAGAACCCGCGCACCTACGTGTCGCCGCGCGAGACGAACCCGTTCGCACTCTTCCAGATCCGGCGGTCGCACCTCCAGACCCGCATCCCCGGCGCGGACACGAACCCCGGCCACTACGTGTCGACGACACCCGCGCTCACCGACGAGGTGCGGCACCGGGTCGCGCTCGTCGTCGCCGGTCACGCCCGCGACGCCACCGACGCTCGCGACCTCCTCGAGACGCTCGGCATCATCGCCCGACCACCGGCAACGCCATGACGCCCGACCAGTGCACCGTCATCCGTGAGCACCTCAGCGGATACATGCTCGCAGCCGCACTGCTCGGCGGGCGCGAGTCGCAGAAGTGGCTCGTCGAGAGCATGTACGGGTCCACGCGCAGGTGGCGCACCGACGGCCTCGTGCGCTGGGCGACGCTCACGCGCCACGGCATCAAGTCGGGCACGCTGGACGACCACGACGGGACGCTCGTAGCGACGTGGAAGGACATCCAGGGCCACGTCGACACACTCCCGGCCGACCTCGCGCAGCGCCTCCGCGACGCCCACGCCGAGCACGCCGCACTGTGCCGCGCCCGCAACAACGCATACCGCGAGGAGCACCACGCGGTCGCCTACCTGCCCTGGATGCACGGCCGTATTGCGAAGCTCGTCGTCGCAGACGCCGAGGCGACGATGTTCGAGCACGAGCAAGACGTGCTCGCGCCGCTGCTCGACCTGGCGCTCACCTACCGCGCGCCCGTCACCCCGACGCAGCCGGACATCTTCGACCTGCTCGCGGAGGTCGCGTGATGGACCTCCTCGCGCTGCTCGACCTCGAGGCGAGCGTCGCCGCGACGCACCGCGACCGGATGCGCGCCGACCAGGCGATGTTCATCCGCATGCGCGACGGCGAGATCACCGCCGCCGAACTCGCCCTGTGGCGCGACGAGCAGGGCGTCGCGTGCGGCTACTACGACCTACACCCCGAGCGGCGCGCAGACGCCGCCTACCTCGCGCGCTGCCGCGCCGAGACCGAACGAAAGGAGGCCCGACGTGGCCTGGATTGACGATGCCGCATGTCGCGGCGTGGACACGGAGGTGTTCTTCCCGCCGGAGCGCATCGGGAGGGGTGGCGGGCACGGGTACGACGCTCGCCCGGCGCTCGCCCTCTGCCGTGCGTGCCCGGTGCGACAGGCGTGCCTCGACGCGGCGCTCGACGAGGAGAAGAACGCGCCGTCCAGCACATACGGCATCCGTGGTGGCCTCACCCAGGACGAGCGCCGGCAGATCCTGCGACGGCGCACCGGGTACAAGCCGGAGCCGCGACAGAAGGTGAGCCCCCACGAGCGGCTCACGAAGGCCGTCGAAGAGTGGCGCGGCTCCGCACGTCGCGCGGCCACTGCGGCCGCGTTCGACGCGATCACGGACCGTCCAGACCCAGAGCTCGCCGCGTCCCGGCGCGCGATGTTGGAGGCCCGATGACGGTCCTGTACTCGCGCCCGGGCTGTCAGCCGTGCATCGCGACGAAGCGCGCGCTCGACCGGCACGGCATCCCCCACGAGGTCATCGACGTGACTGTCGACCTCGACGCCGCCGAGCGTGTCCGCGCACTCGGCCACCTCACAGCACCCGTCGTCGTCACCGACGACGGCACCCACTGGTCCGGCTACCGGCCCGACCGCATCGCCGCACTCGCGGCAGAAAGAAGGACAGCATGAATCAGAGCATCCACCCGTGCGAGTTGAACGGCGACCACATCGGCGCGCTCGTCCGCTGGGAGGACGGCAAGACCATCCACCAGGGGCACCTCGAGAGCGTCGAGCACGGCTACGACCTCATCGGGCCTGACGACATCTGCGATCGAAAGTTCCTCCCGACCGTCGGCACGCTCTTCACGATCAACGGCGCAGCCATCCTCGTCCCCAGCGACTGGACCCGCGCCCGCATCGAGATCATCAAGGAGCGCGCATGAGCACGCCGATCACGGTCGTTGGCCGCATCGGGCAGGCCGAGCTGAAGTTCACGCCGTCCGGGAAGGCCGTGCTGAACGGGTCGGTCGCGAAGCAGAAGCGCTCCCGAAACGCCGCAGGCGAGTGGGAGGACAGCGGAGTCGACTGGCACCGGTTCGCGCTCTGGGGCGCGAAGGCCGAGGCCGCCGCCGACGTCGTCACCAAGGGCGTTCTCGTCGTCCTCACCGGCGACCTCGAGTCCCGCGACTTCGAGACGCGCGACGGCGAGAAGCGCACGGTGTGGGAGATCCGCGCGCAGGAGGTCGGCGTCATCCCCACCGCACAGCGGGCCACCCGCACCGCCGCACCCGCGCAGGACCCGTGGGCCGGACAGGCGTCGTCGCAGGAGCCCCCGTGGTGACGCTCAAGGGCGTCGTCGAGTCGGACGACGCAGCGGGCGCATCCCGGTACGCCACGAGGCGAGCGGTCGCGTTCTTCGGCAGCAAGGCAGCGCCGTGCATCGGGGTCCTGTTCACCGACGCCGAGGACGCCGGGACATCCTTCCTCCTCACCTATGAGGCGCGTGTGACCCACGACTGGCCTCGCGACGGCGACGACGCACCCTGCCGCGAGTGCGGCACCCGCTGACCCAGGCCACGAGGCCCCGCGCTCACGCCCACAGAGCACGGGGCCTCGGGCGTTAGGGGCTACTTCGACTCGAGAGCAATCACGCGCTTCTCGAGCTCGTGAACCGCGGCGAGAAGGGCACCGCCTGTCGTGTGCCCCGCTCCGAATCTTCTTGCGGTGTTCGCAACCTCGTGTGCCAGCGGCGTGCTCTCGTCGATCTGGTCCACGACCGCGTCCCAACCGCTGCCGATCATCGGATTCATCTCCGCCTCCTATCAATGGACAGCCCTGCGCTGTCCGCCCACTTCTTCGACGCGACCGCTTCGCGGCTTGAACGTCTGAAAGGAGCCGCCGTGCACACCGTCACCATGACCGTCGGCGCGCAGAACCTCCTCACCGCCAACCAACGCCTGCACCACATGCGACGCCCCGCCATCGTCAAGCTGCCCCGCCGCGCCGCCGCAGCCGCCGCCGCACCCCAGACCGCCCCCCGCCTCGACCGCGCGCACATCACCGTGCACGCCGCCTGGCCCGACCGCCGACGCCGCGACGTCCACAACCTCTACGTCACGGTCAAGGCCTGTATCGACGGGCTCATCGACTACGGCCTGCTCCCCGATGACGACGACCGGCACCTCACCGGCCCCGACCTCCGCGTCGACCCCGACCTCAGCGGCATCCCCAAGTCCACCCGCCTCACATTCCACATCAAGGAGACCCCATGACCACCTGCCGATGCGGCGCACGCTTCGACCCGCACGACCCCGACAGCATCCGACGACACCAACTCATCCACGGACACCGGCCCGTGGCACGAGCACGAAAGGAGTAGCCGTGGCAGTCTCCAAGCGCACCCGCTACGAGGTGCTTCGCCGCGACAACTACACCTGCCGCTACTGCCGCAGCGACAGCAACCCGCTCACGATCGACCACGTGACGCCCGTAGCGCTCGGCGGCAGCGACGACCCCAGTAACCTCGTCGCAGCCTGCCGCGAGTGCAACGCAGGCAAGGGGTCAAGCGCCCCGGACCAGTCGCTCGTCGCCGACGTCGACCAGGACGCGCTCCGATGGGCCGCCGCCATGAACCTCGCGGCCGAGCGCGCGGCGAAGGACCTCGCCGACCGCACCGTGTTCATCAACGACTTCGTCGAGCGGTGGGCGGCCGTCATGCCCCAGTGGGCCGAGCTCAGCGTCGAGACCGACAGCACGGTGTGGCGCTTCTACACGCGCGGTCTGCCCGCACACGAGATCCACGACGCGATCAACATCGCCGCCGCAGCCGACGGGGTCCCCCAGCGTGCCCGCTGGCGCTACTTCTGCGGCATCTGCTGGAACAAGCTTCGAGCCATCGAGGACGTCGCGCGCGCCGCGATCGAGAACGGAGAGGTGGTGTGACGTGGCCCGCGATCACGCTCGGATCGGCGTCGACATCTGGGACGACCCCGAGTGGACAGCGCTCACGTCGCTGCAGCAAACCGTGTACCTCTCGCTGATTTCTGCACGAGCCCTCTCGTACTGCGGCGTCCTCCCCCTCATCCCCGTGCGCCTCGCGAGGGTGGCTCGTGATCTTTCCGCACGCAAGGTCACCGCCGCACTCGACGCACTCGAGGCCGGCCGCTTCCTGGTCATCGACCACGACACCGCCGAGATCCTCGTCCGCTCCTACGTCCGGCACGACGGCCTGCTCAAGCAGCCGAACGTTACGAAGGCGCTGGTCAGCGCGTTGCGGAAGGTCGAATCGGAGCGCATCAGGGAAGCCGTGAAAGTCGAGCTTGTGAGGCTTCTCGCCGAGCAACCCGAAGCGCGCGGGTGGGGCGGCTACCAGGCCGCTGACCCCGAGGGCTTCGCGGGACTCCTCGCGAGGGCATCAGGGAACCCTTCGGGGAACCCTTCCGGGAAGGGTTAGGCAACTCCCTTTCCCCTTTCCCCTAAGTACTTCATTCATCGTTACGTTACGTAACGCGAGGCCCCGGAGACGCATGAATGACGGCCATCACCAGAGACCAAGCACAAGCCCTCGCCGCACTCATCGCCACCATGCGCCCCGACTGGCAGACCCCCGGCATCCTCAAGGCACTCTCCGACGCGAGAGCTCGAGGCACCGGCTGGGACCTGGCGCACGCGGCCCTGTACGCGGCGCAGGACCCGAGCGTCCGCACGCCGGCGGTTATCGCGCTGCCGGGTGACCACTGGCGGGGTCGTGCGATCGGCGACGGCACCCCGCTGCATTTCGACCGGTGCCCTGAGCCTGGTCATGGCTCGTACCGGGTCGACAACTGCGGCGCGTGTCGCAGCGAGACGCTCGAAGCCACCGCCCCCCGCGTGACTGAACCGGGGGGCGTTCCTATGCCCGACGACGTGCGGGCGCACATCGACCGACTGAAGGAGAGATCACGATGACCAGAACGATCACTGACCCGTCCGAGCTCGAGGCCCTGCCTGTTGGGTCGGGCATCGTCGACAAGCACGGCGACCTCGGCCTCATCGACCGGGTCAACCGCGAGATCGTCGTCCAGTATGCCCAGGCCGGCCTCGTGTCCCTGGCGAACGCGAAGCGTTACCTGCCCGCGACCGTCGTGCACGACCCGTCCGAGGCGCGCACCGAGTCCACGCCCGCTCAGGTGGTGTCGGACGCCGCCGTCGAGGCGGCGACCGCGGCCGTGCGGCGTGAGCGAGCCTTCGCGGCCGCTGCTGCGTACGGGGCGGGTGCTGTGCCGCAGTGCGCGGAGATGATCGCCTACGCCGCGCTGTCGGCTGCTCTCCCGTTCCTGGGTGCGGCCCCGTCCGCGACCCGCGAGGACGTCGCGCGCATGGTCTCGGTGGACGCACTCGACGCGCTCGCGAGCATCGTCGCTGACGGCGAGGCAGACGAGTGGCGCGTGACGCTGACGTTCCCCCTGGCGCGACCGGCGACGCTCGCCTCGTGGCGCACCGACCTGCTCGACGCGATCACCCCGAGGACCGACCGATGAGCGGGTGGGGCGCCCTCGCCGTCACTGGGGTCGTGCTGCTCGTCGCCGCCATCGCACTCGGCGTCTCGGCGGAAGTCAGCCGCGGGTGGGAAGCGAGGGAGCGCTCTGCCCGCATCGGCTGGACCGTGTTCGCCCTCGCGTGCGCGTGCTTCATCGGTGCTGTCTGGTGGGCCGCCGCATGACCGCCCCGCGTCGCATCCAGATGACCCGTCAGCGTCCGTGGCGGCATGAGCACCCGGACGCCGTGATCGTCGCCCGCCCGAGCCGATGGGGCAACCCGTTCCGCGTCGGGTCGCACTACGAGACCCACCGATACGGCGACATGGCCCGCACCCCCGAGCGCGCCGTCCGGGACTACCGCGCGTGGCTCACCGCTCACCACCCCACGGTCGACGCCGCGCTCGTCCTCGAACACCTGCCCGAGCTCGCGGGCCGTGACCTTGCGTGCTGGTGCCCGCTCGACTCCCCGTGCCACGGGGATGTGTTGCTCGACCTCGCCAACCCGAAGGAGCGACCATGACCGAGCTCGACCTGGGGCTCGCCCCCGCACGTGACCCGGAGACGCGCCACGCGGTGTTCACCGAGCGTGACGTGCTCGACATGCTGCACTCCCGGTACGCGGCCGTCCAGCAGGGCACCACGACCCGCCGGTACGCGGTCGCGGAGCACGTCTCCAACGTCGGCGGCTCGTGGATGCACGGCCGCGAACGCATCGCCGACTTCCTCGCGCAGGACACCTACAACGAGTGGCTCCTGCCTGACGGCACCAAGGCCGCCTCGTGGGGTCCCGAGCGGGCGGATGGCGATCGTCGTCAGGTGCTCCACGGCCACGAGGTGAAGATCAGCCGCTCCGACTGGCTCACCGAACTCCGAGACCCCACGAAGGCCGAGGCGTGGCGGCGCTACTGCGACCGGTGGTGGCTCGTCGCCCCGCGCGACGTCGTGCGCGGCGACCTGCCCGACGGCTGGGGGCACCTCGCCCCGGACGCGCGCGGTCGTCTCCGTGTCGTCGTCCGGGCACCGCTGCTCACGCCTGAGCCGATGCCCGTCCACGTGCGCGCGCAGGTGATGCGCGCCGTTGCCAAGACCGCTGTCCGCACGACCCCGAAGGAGCCCGACCGATGACGCCGCCCTGCCAGCGCTGCGGGTACGCGCACTCCCTGTACGGCTCGACGTCCGCGATCGGCCGGTTCTCGTCACTCGCCCCGCTGTACCGCGCCGATTACGACGGGTCGCCGCTGCGTGCGACCCGAGCCCAGGCGCACGCCGACATGTGCGACCACTACGCCACGAAGGAGAACCCGTCATGACCCGTCCGTCGCTTGCTGACATCACCCAGCGCGCCGACGCCGCCACCGAAGGACCGCGGGAGGCGAGCGGGTCGCACGTAGCCACCAGTTGGACCGGGGCGAGCGACTGGTCCGGCCCGATTGACGACCGCGAACCTGTCGCCACCGCATCGCCTGCGGACGCGGAGTTCATCGCGCACGCCCGCACCGACGTCCCGGCCCTGTCCGCCGCGATCCGCGACGTGCTCGCCGAGTGCGACCGGATCGAGGCGCGCGCCGACCGCTACCCGTGGAGCCACGACGCGTGCACCAAGGCCGACGTCGCACGCAAAGTCCGCGCCGCGATCACCGCGCACATCGACACCACCCCGAAGGAGAACGACCGATGAGCAAGCACGGGTACGCCCTGGGCCAGAAGGTCATCATCAAGCGGCCCCGACGGCAGGGCGTCGAGCCCCAGCCGATTGCCGCCGTCGTCACGAAGGTCGGCCGTGTGTGGGGAACCGCCACCTTCGAGGACCCCTACCCGCGAGAGCGGATCTTCAACCTGAAGACCGGCGTCGAGAAGGACACCGAGATGTGGCAGCCGGTCTACATCGTCACGCCCGAGCAGGCCGCGGAGATGGACCGCATCGAGCGTCGAAACCGCCGACTGCGCGAGGCGCGGGTGTATCCGTACGACAGCAGCCTCCGCCTTGACGAGGCGTTCCTCGAGGCTCTCGACGAGCTCGTGGCCAAGCACCTCGGGAAGGAGGCCGACCGATGACCGCCCCGATCACCCCTGACGAGCGCGCTGCCTTGCGCAAGCGAGTGCAGCAGCCTGGTGGAGGGTACACCTACCCCTCTGAAATGCGACGTCTGCTTGACGCGCTCGACGCCGCCGAAGCCGAGCGGGACGAGGCGCGCGCCGCGTCCGCACGGGTCCGGGAGGCTGCCGCACGATGCGTGGCCGACGAGGCCGCCGAGAGCGAACTCACCATCACCCGCCAGCGTGAGCGTCTCCGTGCTCGTGAGGAGCAGGTGCGTCGCCTCCGTGCTGAGGTGACGCGCCTGCACACCCTCGTCGCCACGGAGCGCGCCGCTCGTCCTGCTCCCGTGGCGGACGACAGCGACGCCCTCGCGCTCCTCGACGAGATGAACCGCGAGGGGCGCATCGAGTACAGCGACTACAGCGCGCTGCACGATGCCGTCTCGACGGCCACGGTCTCGCCCGCGTGGGACGAGGACACCGTGACCGAGGACGTCGCTCGCCTGCTCTACGCGGACGCCTGCTCCGAGTACGACTACGCCTGGGAGCCGAACGCGGGCACCTTCCGAGACCAGGCGCGAGAACTCCTCGCCGTCGTCCGCCGTCACCTGCCCACCCGACCCGACCGGGAGACCATCGCGCGGGCGCTGTACGAGGCCGACGGGCTGGACCGCTGGGACGACGCCACCGACAAGGAGCGCAAGGACTGGCTCAGCCTCGCTGACGCCGTGCTCGCCGAGTGGCCGGGTGAGTCCCGCGCCCAGGTGCAGGACGAGGCGGTCCAGGAGGTCATCGACTTCCTGGACTCGCAGAAGGGCGACGCAGACGCCGTGGACTTCGCTCGCCTCGCAGCGCGGTGCGTCCAGTGGTGGCACGACGCCCGCGCCGACCGCATCGAGAAGGGAGAAACCCGATGAGCGACTACCTGTTCGGCCTCGCCACTCTGCCCGCCGTAGCCGTTGCCGTCGCGGCGATCTACGGACTCGCCCTCGGCATCCACGGTCTGGTCAAGCGGTGGTGGCAGCGGCTGCACCCCGTCGTCCTGGACCACCCAGGAGACCGCATCGTGCAGGCGTCGGCGCTCATGGTGGCGCGGCGCGTGATCGTACTGCGCGCCCCGCTCGGGCGCGTCTTCGTGTACCGCTCGCGCTTCACCCGTGCCGACATCCCAGCCCGGTACAAGGCCGAGCTCGACCGACACGCCGACGTCGTGCGCACCGCTCTGCGGGAAGAGCACCTCGCACAGAAGGAGGGGACCCGATGAGCGACTACACGCCCACCACCGAGCAGGTGCGCGAGGCGGCAAGCCCCAGCGGTGCCGTCGCCGTCGAGCCGGATGCGTTCAGTCGGTGGCTCGCCGCGCACGACCGCGAGACCGCAGCCCGCGCATGGGACGAGGGCTACACAGTCGGGTACGGCGACGGCACCGACGACCGCGACCCCGACGAGAGCCCCAACCCCTACCGCGAGGAGGAGGCCGACCGTGGGTGACACGTGGACGCTCGTGTGCTCCGTGAAGCCCACCCGCGAAGGGATCGACGGCTTCGACCCCACCCCCGGCGACGTCCTGATCTACCACCACAGCCACAAGCACGCCTGGCAGCCCCACGGCGTCCACACGTGGCCCAGCGGACGCACCTGCCCCGTCTACCGGTGCCACACCTGCGGGGACATCGCATCCGACATGAGCCAGGGCTACGGCGGCACCGACCCCGACACCGGGCGCCCCAACCACGACACCCGCACACCGAAGGAGGACCGCCGTGGCTGACCGACCCATGCTCCGCGACCACTGGCACGCCCGCGACTACCCGGACCGGCTCGTCGTCGTCCGCGACGGCGCCCAGCACCGCCCGTGGTGGGTGTACCTGGGCGCAGCGCGCCTCGGCGAGTACGCCACGCACGCTGAGGCGATCACCGCCGCCGACAAGCTCGCACGGACGGAGACGACGTGAGCACCACGCCAGCCCGCTACTCCCGAGGCGGCTTCCTCCCCGGCCCGCCCGTGCACGTCACCAGGCGACGCCTCGACCCCTGCACATGCGGAGAACCCCTCTACTCCTTCGACGACGGCCCGCCCGAACACCTCTGCCCCGCAGGCATCACCCTCGACGACTTCCGAGCCTGGACCCAACGGTGCCCGCTGCTCCAAGCCGAAAGCGCACGAGCACGAGCTGCCGTCACCTCCTCGCCCACAGCGCGCACCTACTGGGTCCCCGGCCCCGTCGACCCCGAGCACGTCACGCAAGCCGACCTCGACCGCGGCATCGACATCACGGACCTCGCCGCCAGACGCCCCCGACCCTGACCCGNAGGCCCCCCACCCCCTCCCCCACCCTCCGGCCAGACCGCGGGGTTCTGCTCTTTCTGGGGCCTACGGGTTCGGGGCCTTTCTGGTGGTGGTCATTCCCCTGGGCGGAGGTGTCTGGTGCCTCGTGCTCCGAAGGCGTGTGCCCGGCTCGGCTGTGAGGTTCGCGTGTCCGGTCGGACGTACTGCGCGGAGCATGCGCGGCGTCCGTTGTCGGCGTCGTCGTTGGCGGCGCGGGATCCGGAGGAGAGGGCTCGTCGCGCTGAGGTTGTGGCTGCGTGGGTCGTGGTGCACGGCTGGGTCTGTCCCGGTTGGGAGCGCCCGTCTCATGAGTCGCGGGATCTGACGGCGGCTCACTCGACGGCCGTCGCTCGCGGTGGTGTCGGGTCTCGTCTCACTGTCCTGTGTCGCAGCTGCAACAGCCGCCAGGGCACGTCTCCGTCCTGATCTCCGGCATGGCGTCGGGACGTTTCGTCTCCGACATGGAGGTCTCATCATGGCTGGTCCTGCTCCGAAGCATCCGAGTGTGCGCGCTCGGAAGAACAACCCGAAGGCTGGGTTTCGTGTCTTGCCGGCTGATGGCCGTGAGGGTGCGGCGGTTCCTCCGTGGCCGCTGCAGCCTGACGTCGAGAAGCAGGCTGCGTTCGAGCTCGCTCGTGATCGTGTGGCTGCGCTGCAGGTCGAGGTCGAGGAGGCGGAAGACGGTCGGACGAAGGGCCGTCTGCGTCGGGATCTGAACAAGAACGAGATGCTCGTGGCGACGCTGGGTCTGCAGATCGAGCAGGCGCGTGACGCTGAGGTCGCGCTGTGGGCTGAACTGTGGGCGATGCCGCAGGCCGCGATCTGGGAGGAGTCCCACTCGGGCCGTGAGGTTGCTCAGTACGTGCGGTGGAAGATCCGCGCCGAGCAGGGTGACCTCAAGGCTGCGACTGAGGCGCGGATGCTGTCGGATCGGCTGGGGCTGAACCCGAAGGCGCTGATGTCGCTGCGTGCGGAGATCGAGCGCGCGGAAGAGGCGCAGGACCGTGGTGAGCGGCGTCGGGAGACTCGCAAGCCGAAGCCGAAGTCGGGTGAGGACCCGCGCGGCGGCCTGTACGCGGTGGGCTGATGGGGCTTCTCGTCGTTCCGGGTGCGGATGCTGAGCCGTGGCCGACGATCGGCGGTGATGTCTGCGACTTCATCGAGGAGCGTGCGGTCTACGGTCCGGGGTCGCTGCAGGGGCAGCCGTATGTGATCGACCCGGAGTTCCGGGCGTTCATCTACCGGCTGTTCGAGGTGTACCCGCAGGGCCATCCGTGGGCTGGCCGTCGTCGGTTCAAGCGTGGCGGGCTGTCGGTCCGCAAGGGCCTGGCTAAGACGGAGAAGGAAGCGCTGCTCGTCTACGCGCACATCCACCCTGAGGGGCCTGGGAAGTGCGACGGGTTCGACGCCGACGGGCACCCTGTGGCTGCGCCGGTCATGTCGCCCTACGTGCCGATGCTCGCGTTCTCGCTCGACCAGGTCGAAGAGCTCGCCTACGGGGCGCTCAAGTACGTCATCGAGAACGGCCCGGACTCGGATCTGTTCGACGTGTCGCTCGAGCGAGCGCTGCGGCTCGACGACTGGGGGCGTGCGGACGGTGGCGCGTGGCCGCTGGCGAATGCGCCGGACTCGCGTGACGGTGGCCGCACGACACTGAATGCGTTCGACGAGCCGCACCGTCTGCATCTGCCTCGGCACCTCAAGGCGCACGAGACGATGGCTGCGAACCTTGCGAAGCGTCCGCTCGAGGACCCGTGGTCGCTGTACGTGGGGACGGCGGGCGAGCTCGGGCAGGGGTCGGTCGCGGAGAACCTGCACGCTGAGGCTGAGGCGATCCGTGACGGCAAGATCGAGCGGCCGGACCTGTTCTACCTGTACCGCACGGATGACGGCGGGCACGACCTCGAGGTGAAGGCCGAGAGGATCAAGGCGGTTGCTGAGGCGACCGGCCCAGCCGGCGAGTGGGGGCCGGGGCAGTTCGACGACATCGCGTCGCAGTGGGACCGGCTCGGCGTGGACAAGGCGTACCTCGAGCGGGTGTGGCTGAACCGCTGGGTGAAGTCCGGGCAGCAGGCGTTCGACGTGAAGCGCTGGTCGGATCTCAAGCACGAGGGCGGCGACGTCGACAAGCCGCTGCGCGGGCGCATCCCTGCGGGTGCGCCGGTCGCGGTGGGGTTCGACGGCGCTCGGCGTCGTGACTCGACGGCGTTCGTCATCACGGACCTGCTCACAGGTACGCAGGAGATCGCTGGCCTGTGGGAGAAGGACCTCGACGACGACGAGTGGGAAGTCCCCGAGGCTGAGGTCGATCAGACGGTCGAGCACATCTTCTCGCGCTACAACGTGTGGCGCCTGTACGGCGACCCGCCGTACTGGGTGACCGAGATGGGCGTGTGGGCTGGCAGGCACAAGGGGCTCGTCGAGGAGTGGTGGACGAACCACTACAAGAAGGCGGCCTACGCCATCCGCGCGTACCAGGAGGCGATCGCGTCCGGTGCGGTCGGCTGGACGGCGTCGGACCCGCACGCTCCTGAGCTCGCGCGGCACATCGCAGCGGCGGGGCAGGTCAAGCTCAAGAACATCGTCGACGACGAGGGCAAGCCGCTGTACATCCTCGGGAAGATCCACCCCGACCGGAAGTTCGATGCCGCGATGGCGGCCATGCTCTCGTGGCAGGCGTACCTCGATGGTGTGAAGGCTGGCCAGGCCAAGCCGCACGTTCCCGCTCGCCCACGACGCATCAGGTGACAGGAGGCGACGCGTGAGCATTGACGTCAAGACTGTGCAGAGCCCCGGCTGGTGGCTGCAGCGACTGTCGCGGAAGATGGACGACCGTCAGGAGACGGGGAGTGACCTGTTCGCGCGCTACGAGGGTGACGCCCCGGTGCCGTCGTCGCTGCGTGACGCTCCGGAGTCGGCGAAGCGGTTCTTCAAGGCGTCACGCACTACGTTCGCCGAGATGATCGTGAAGTCGGTGAAGTACCCCCTGCGGTTGCAGGGTGTCGCGACCGGTGTCGACACGGGCGAGGGAGGCGACCCGGCGGCGTGGCGGATGGTCGTCCGCTCGGGCATGCGCTCGGAGGGTGACGACGCGATCCGTCTCGCTCTCACTGCGGGCAATGGGTACGCGATCGTCGGCATGCACGGCGACGAGCCGCGGTACACGTCGGAGGACCCGCGGCAGGTCGTGACGATCCACGACCCGGTGGTGCAGTCCGAGGTGCTCGCCGCGGCGAAGTTCTTCCATCACGACGTCGACGAGCGCGCCTACGCGTACCTCTACCGGCCCGGCCGGGTGTGGCGCGCGTTCACGGACCGCAAGCGACCGAATGGCGCGCGGTTCGCGTCGTCGTGGGATTGGGACCCCGAGTTCGGCGGCGAAGAGGGACAGGCGCTCCCCAAGGGCTGCGAGAAGCTCGTGCCTGTGTTCCGGTACCGGAACGAGGAGGGCGTGGGTGAGTTCCAGCGCCACCGGGACCTGCTCGATCGCCTGGACCACATGGTGCTGCAGGGCATGTCGATCGCGACGTACCAGGCGTTCCGTCAGCGCGCACTCAAGATCGACCCGAAGGACACCCCGTCCGAGGACCCGGAGACCGGCGCTGAGATCGACTACAACGACGTCTTCTCGGCGGACCCCGGCGCGCTGTGGATGCTGCCACTGACTGCCGAACTGTGGGAGTCAGGGAATGTCGACCTCACGCCTGTGTGGACGGGCATGGAGAAGTTCACGCAGCAGCTCTCTGCGGTGACGTTCACGCCGCTGGCGATGTTCTCCCCTGAGGGGCAGAACCAGTCGGCGGCTGGCTCGGCGTTCGCTCGTGAGGGGCGGACGTTCAAGATTGAGGATCGGCAGGACCGGTTCGGGGAGACGCACGCTCGTGCGCTCGCCGCGCTGTTCCTCATGACGGGCGACACGGAGCGGTCGCGGTTCGAGGATCTCGACATTATCTGGCGGCCGGCGGAGCGCTACTCGCTCGCGGAGAAGGCTGACGCTGCGGTGAAGGCGAAGTCGTCTGGCGTGCCGTGGCGGACGATCATGCGTGACGTGTGGCAGTACTCGCCTGAGCAGATCGCGCGCATGGAGTCCGAGCGGATGGACGACATGTTCCTGACGGGGGCGGCTGCGAGCACGGCTCCGGCGGCTGACGATGCTGCTGTGGCCGGGGGGGCGTGACCGTGGAGAGCCCCGCTGACGCGGAGTTGCGTGCGGACACCCTCGGTGTGCTGCTGCGCTCTGGTGTCGAGGCGAACCAGGCGGCCGAGGTCGCTGGGTACTCGGGGCTGCGGTTCACCGGTGACCCTGTGGCGCTGCGTGAGACGGTGCAGCCGTGAGCGTCGCGCGTGCGCGGTCGCTCGTCGACATGGAGACGGCCGCGCAGGCCAAGGTCGAAAGTGCCGCGGTCGCTCGCGCTGTGGCCGCGGTGGGGGCTGTCGAGTCCTGGTACGTGCCTGCCGACGTGCAGGCGCTGTCACGGCAGATCGGCGCGACTGCCCGGTCAGCGTCAGTCGCGGCGGCAGGGACGACGGATGCGTACCTGACGCGCATGCTGTCGATGATGCTCGACGCGCCCGCGAAGAGCGTGGGCGTGCTCGACCTGTCGACGCCTCTGCGCGCTGGTGTGGAGTCCTACGAGCAGGTGTACGCGCGCGTCGCCGAGCACGTGCGCTACCTCGAGTCCACAGGCCTGTCCCGGTGGGAGGCCGTCGAGCGGGCGCAGACCCGCGTCGACGCGATGGTCCGCACAGACCTAGCGCTCGCACGGCGAGGGCAGTCGCGGGCCGTGTACGCGGGGACGCCGCGCGTCACGGGCTACAGGCGCATCATCCGCCCTGAACTGTCGACGACGGGGACGTGCGGGCTGTGTGCGGCGGCGTCGGGGCGGGTGTACTCGCGCGACACGCTGCTGCCGATCCACTACCGGTGCAAGTGCACGACCATGCCGATCATCGGCGAGAACGACCCCGGTCGCGAGATCGACGACGAGACGCTCGCGCAGATCTACGACGCGGCCGGGTCGACAGGCGCAGCCGACCTCACGCAGGTGCGGTTCACCGTCGTGCAGCACACCGAGCTCGGGCCGACGCTCGTCGACCCGAAGCACCGTTCGACACACCCCGGTACGCGGCCAAGCACGGCGCCCCGGAGCGCGCGTGGCCCGCAGCGCCCGTCGACACCCGTGGACCCGGCCCGGATGCTCGCCGCTGAGATCCGCGCGCTCGAGTCGCGGCTCCCGACGCTCGAGGCTCGCACCGCATCCGGTGAGCCGGGACTCGACCAGGCGATCGCGTACCAGCGTGAGCGCATCGCACTGCTCGGCACGCGGCTCCGCGCGCTCTGACCACGGCATGCCCGTCACGGGCTGCTGACACATCCGACCTCCGACAGGGAGACCAGCATGAGCAAGAGCCTGTACCGTCCCGCGACCGACGCGATCGACCCCACGGCACCCGGTGGCGTCGAGGCGATGCTCGCGTTCCACCGCCTCACGTTCGGCGACGCCCGCATGGAAGCCGAGGGCGAGGGTGGCGAGGGCGACGGCGGCGAACCCAAGGTCAACGAGCACGGCTTCCCCGACGCCACGCCCGTCAAGGACATGACCGAGGGCCAGCAGGCCGCGTACTGGAAGCACCAGGCGCGCAAGCACGAGGACCGCGTGAAGACGATGAGCGACTACGAGACGCTCAAGGCTGAGCGTGACGCGCTCAAGGCGAAGCACCTCACCGACGACGAGAAGGCGCTCGACGCGGCGACGACCAGTGCCGCCGAGAAGGCACGCGCCGAGGTTCGCAGCGAGTACGCCGCACGCCTCGTCACCGCCGAGTTCCGCGCCGCCAACTCCGGCCGCATCCCGGCCGACAAGCTCGCCGCCGTCCTCGACGGCATCGAGCCCACCAAGTTCCTCACCGCAGACGGTGAGGTCGACACCGACAAGGTGCAGACGTTCGTCGACGGCATCGCGCCGGCGAAGAGCGAGAAGTGGCCCGACATGGGCCAGGGACGACGCTCGCAGGGCGACTCGAAGAGCGTGGCCGCTGGCCGCGACCTCTACAGCAGCCGCCACGCGAAGAAGTCCTGACCCACACCCCCATCCGCACGGAAGGAAACCACCATGCCCCGTCTCACGACTGAGACCTTCGGCGGCGGCGACCAGTCCTGGCTCGGGTCCACGCACGGCATCGCCAACGCGCGCACCGAGGTCCTCGACATCTCCGCCTTCACCGCCGGAACGCACTACCCCAACGGCTACATCCCGTCCGGCACGCCGGTCGCGAAGGTCGGGGGCGTTCTCGTCCCCTACGACAAGACCGAGGCCACCACGACGGACGCTGGCGTTCTCGCCGGGTTCATCCTCACGGACCAGCGCGTCGTCGGCACTGCCGACTTCGGCGTTCCGCTGCTCGACCACGGCCGCGTCCGCGCGTCCAAGGTGCCCAACTCCTTCGTCGCTCCCGTGGCCGCTGCCAAGCGTGCCGCCACGACGATCGTCTACGTCTGAGAGGGGGAGCAATGGCTCTCTGGACCGACATCATCACCCCGGCCGAGCTGACCGGGTACATCCGCGAGGACCTCTCGGCCGTCGAGCAGCGTCGCGGTTCGCTCGCGCGCTTCCTGCCGAACCGCGTCGTGCCCGACATCGTCGTGCGCTTCATCGCCGGCCAGGCCGGGCTCGTCCCCGAGGCGGAGTTCCGCGCCTACGACGCAGAGCCGACGGTCGGCAAGCGGCCATCGGGCAAGCGCACCGTCCTCGAGCTCCCCGCGATCGGACAGAACATCCCGGTCTCGGAGTACGACCAGCTCCGCACGCGCAACGCGTCGGACGACGTGCTGCTCGAGCAGATCCTCTCGACGGCGCGCCGTGTCGTTCTCGCGGTCGCTGACCGTATGGAGCGGCTCCGTGGCGTCGTGCTGTCGACGGGTGTCGCGACGATCCCCGAGATCGGTGCGGCGGACGCCTTCGGACGGTCGGCGTCGCACACGGTCACGGCGTCCGCGCTGTGGGACTCGGCGACGTCGGTCTCGCGTCTCGCGGACCTGCAGACGTGGTCGGACGCCTACGAGGCGACGAACGGCGTCGCGCCGGGTGCCATCCTCATGTCGCGTAAGGCGCTCCGCGTCCTCGCGCAGGGCGACGAGTTCAAGACGTCGCTCGTCGGCGGCGGCTCGCGTCCCGCCACGGTCGCGGACGTCAACGCGATCATCGAGGGCGCCGGTCTCCCCCCGGTCGAGGTCTACACGCGCCGCTCGGCGTCGGGCCTCATCCTCCCCGAGAAGGAGGTTCTCCTCCTCCCGGCTCCGGTCGAGCCGGACGCGTGGGAGGACACGCAGCTCGGTGCGTCGTTCTGGGGGCAGACGCTGTCCTCGTCCGAGGCGGGCTGGGGCATCGAGGAGTCGGAGCAGCCCGGCATCGTCGCGGGCGTGTACCGCAACGAGAAGCCGCCGATGATCGCGGAGGTCGTGTCCGACGCGATCGGCATGCCGGTCCTCGCGAACGCCGACCTGTCCTTCAAGGCGACCGTCCTCTCGTGACCGATCCCCGTGGGGCGCAGCATCATCGTTGCGCCCCACGGGCGCCCAGAAAGGGGCTGAACATGGCGAAGATCCGTCACGACCTCGTCGGGGTCGTGCACCCGTACACCGCCGACGGCATCCCCGCCGGCTTCCACCTGTCCGCGGGTGACGACGTGCCGGACGGCATCGTGGTCGGCGCGCACCTCCTCGACGGCGACGTCCCCGAGGAGCCCGTAGAGCCCGCAGGTGACGACGTGCCGGACGGTCGCGCATCACGTGACACGTGGGCGGCCTACGCCGACAAGATCGGCGCGGCCTACCCCGAGGGCGCGTCCAAGGCCGACATCCGCGCTGCCGTCGAGGCTCACACGGCCTGACCTGAGGAGGGCGCATGAGCACGCTTGGCGTCACCCCCAGCGACATCCGGGACGCAGGCTTCGGACTCGCGATCCCCGAAGGCCCGACCGTCGATGCGCAGATCCAGAAGCTCATCGACAAGGCCGAGGAACGGCTGCTCGCGGCCGTGCCGTCCGTCCCCCGCCGTATCGCGGCGGGCACTCTCCCGGCGGCTCTCGTCAAGGGCGTCGTCGAGGACATGGTGCTGCGGGTCATCAAGAACCCGCGGGCGCTGCGTCAGATGGGCGTGGACGACTTCCAGGCGACGATCGACACGGCGGTGTCCTCTGGTGCGCTGTACGTGACGGGCGATGAGAGGGCGCTGCTCGCGCCCGCACCGCGCGGGTCCGTGGGCAGCCTGCGCATCGGCCTGCCGAGATGGAGGCAGCCCGGTGCGTGACGTGATGCTGTACGCCCGGCAGGTCGGTGCTGCGCTAGCGGAGTCGCTGTTCATCGACTCGGCTCGAGTCGAGCGTGCGGGCGCGAAGGACCCGCTCACGGGGCTGCCGACGCTGACGCTCGTCTACCGCGGCGAGTGCAAGGTGCAGGAGTCTCGCGTCCCGACGGGTGCCGAGCGGGAGGCGGGTGGGCACGAGTACGTGGTGCACTCCCGCCAGGTGCACTTTCCTGTCGCGGCGTTCACGCCGGAGCCGGGGATGCTTGTCACGGTCGAGTCGGCGGGCGTCGACGAGACGCTCGTCGGCCGCAAGTTCCGTGTCTCGCGGCGGCCGGGCAAGACGACGGCTACCGCGATGCGGCTCACCGTCGAGGACCCGTCATGACGTCGCTTGAGTCGTCGGGTTTCGCTGAGGCGATTGAGGCGTTTGCTGCGGCGGAGTCTGCGGTGGAGTCGCAGGCGCGTGCGGTGGTTGAGCGTGGCGCGGTGAACATCAAGAAGCAGTTGCAGCGTGAACTGTCCGGGTCGCGACACTTCAAGGGCATCGCTCGTGACGTGTCCTACGACATCCGTACCGCGGGCGCGTTCGGTGGCGGTGTCATCGAGGCGGAGATCGGGCCGGAGTCTGAGCCGGGCAGCGCGGGCAATCTCGCGAACGTCGCGTACTTCGGGACGTCGCGCGGTGGTGGCACTGTCCCTGACCCGTCACTTGCCCTCGCTGCCGAGGTGCCAAAGTTCGAGCGCGAGCTCGCTCGGCTTGTCGGAGAGGGGCTGTGATGCTCGCTCACATCGAGGCGATCAAGGCCGCGCTCGCCCCGCTCGGCTGGCAGGTGCACTACGTGAGCGTGCCTGAGCCGCCGACGTTCCCCTACGTGCTGTTGTGGTCGGGCACGGGCGATCCGGGGTCGGAGCCGCCGCTGTGCGGTCCGGTGGATGATCTCGAGGCGGTCGTCGGTGTGACGGTCGTGGCGGGGTCGCCGGAGGGCGTGCTGGCGGTGCAGTCGGCTGTTCGCGCGGTCCTCTCGCCTGGTGACGCTCGTACGCCGCTGGGCGTTGCTGGCCGGTCGGCGTCGCTCAAGCGCACTGGCGGTCAGACGGTGCAGGTGGATCGGGACGTGAAGATTCCCGGCACGAACACGAGCCCGGCTTTCTCGGTCGACCTGTACGACCTGCACTCCACCCCCGCCACCTAACCCATCCATCCCCCTGTAGCCCCCACGCGCCGCGTGCCGGGGCTGCTCGTCATGCCCAGGAGGCACCCATGGCTCGCATCGAGGTCTATCGGAAGGACACCGGGGAGAAGGTCCCGCACCCGGTGCCGGAGTCGCACCTGCGGATCTTCCCCGGTGTGTTCACCCGCACTCCCCGCCGTCCGGCGGAGGTCAAGGCCGCTGAGGCGGCATCCACCACCAAGGCTGCGGGCAAGTCCGCGGCCACCCCGAAGGAGGACGCATGAGCGTCAAGACTCTCGCGGACGGCAACACCAAGGTCACGGTGCTCGCCGCTGCTCCCGCCGACAAGAACGCGATCCTGCTCTCCGAGCTGACGGGCGCGGGCGCGAAGGACGCGTCGTGCCAGATCCTCAAGAGCGACTTCGACTACGGGCCGACGGGCTCGGAGACGATCGACGAGGCGCCGCTGTGCGCTGAGGGCAACGGCCAGGCGCCGGGCCTCTCGAACTTCGGTGGCGGTTGGTCGATCCTCCGCTTCTGGGACCCGGCGACGGGCCTCCCTGACACGGACGACGACTGGCTGTGGGACCTCGCGAAGGAGAAGGGCACCACGCTCTACCTCGTCGTGCGTGACTCGCACAAGAAGTCGAAGGAGGCGTGGGCGGCGGGTGACGAGTACCGCTACTACGAGGTCGTGACGGACGACCCGCAGCGTGGCGACCGCACGGGGTACATCAAGTACCGGCAGGTGCTGCTCCACCAGGACGCGGCGATCGACAAGGTCGTCGTCGCGGGGCCGTGACCTTCCGGCTCGCATGATCCCCGCGCGGCCCCGTTCTTCACGGGTCCGGGGCCGCGCGGACCACCACTACCCGACCCGTGACGAGACCCGCGGAGGCGGTTCCCCATGAGCATCACCATCCCCGGCGTGCCCGAGTTCCTGACGCGCGAGCAGTACCTCGCTCCGCTGCGCGCTATCGGCTTCGACCCGGCCGACATCCGCGAGATCCGCTATGCGCACGACGGCGTGCACGCGCTTGTGATCGCGCGCGATGAGCACGGACGCAAGCGGCTCGACCCGAACGGCTCCGGCTACTACAAGCACCGCGTGTTCATCCCCATCCGTGACGAGGACGGCGACGAGCGCACCACCCGCATCACCCCCGTGAAGAACTGACCCGTGGAGAGACCCGTGACTGACATCAACGTGAGCGCCGAGGGCGCGCAGACGATCGGCCTCGAGGCGTGGCTGGGCGGCGCGACCGTCGCCGAAGCAGCCGTCGAGGTGTACCAGCGGCCCGACCTGCTCGCTCGCATCGAGGAGTGGCAGCGCCGCTACGAGCGCGCCGAGCAGTCGGACGTCGGCGAGCGTTCGGCCGGCGAGGAGGACCCGCTGGCTGCACTCGAAGCTGAGGGCGAGGCGCTGGTCGCCGAGCTTGAGGCATCCAAGTCCGTGTGGTTCCTGCGCGCACTGTCGTCGGACGACGAGAGGGCGGTCAACGAGGCGCACCCGCTCCCGGAGAAGCCCGAGACGTTCGCGGAGAAGCCGCCGTTCATGCAGGCCCGCCCGACGGACGCGCAGGCACGCGCATTCACGCAGGCGTACCTGGCGTGGGAGGAACGCAAGCGACTGTTCTCCGTCGAGCACGCTGCGGAGGCTGACGCCTACCGGGAGGCTGTGACTGCCGCCCTCATCGCGCGTGGCGCGGAGAAGATCGTGCGCGCCCTCTCGCGCATCGAGGTGGGCGGTGAGGTCATCGCAACGTCGATCACACTCGACCAGGCGCAGAGCCTGCCGGCACGGCTGGGTGAGGTGCAGGTCGGGAAGATCCTCGAAGCGATCGACGCGGCGACGAACCTCGAGCCGAGCCTCCCAGCGCCTTTCTCGCGTCGCGGCTCGGGGACGACCCAGGACTGATCCGCGCTCTCCGGACGGCGCGCGCCTGGGGTGCGCGCCCGACGGAGTTCCTGGGGTCCTGGTCCCCCCGCGACCGGGAGATGGCCCTCGCTCTGTCGATCTACGAGGACGGCATGACCGCCGATGGGCTGCCCGCGTCGGTCGTGTACGACGACGAGCGCGGCACATGGCTCGAGGCCAAGCCCCGCATCAACTACGCCGAGGCGGTCCGGCAGCAGTGGCACAAGGACAACCCGAACCCTGAGCCGGGAACCGTCCTGCAGATCGTCGACACATGGCCCGGCGATCAGGCTGTCGACGACCAGGTGATCTTGCCGCCCGAGCATTCCCAGTAGCGGACGGGCGTCTTCGCGCCGTCACGCCAGACGGTGACCGTGCCCTTCACGAACCAGCCGGCTTCCTGCTGCTCGCTGAACGTCACGTTCTCCGTGCTGTCCGGGAACGGGAACGCGGCGCGGGCCGCCTTCTTGCATGCGTCGATCTCGGACGCGCCGGGTGCAGTAGCAGCGCGGATACCACATCCCACGGGGAGGGCAACCAGCGCGGCGACAACCCAGAACGCCGGGGTCTTCCACCGCGGGCGGGGCTCACTCTGCTCGCTCATGGGCACATCCAATCGCATATCGACCCGACGGGGGTAGTTCATGGCTGAGCGCAACATCTCGGTTCGCCTCCGGGCGGAGGTCGGTGAGTTCCGTCGGGCACTCGGGCAGGGCGTGCTCTCCCTCAAGGAGATGCAGGCCGCTGCGACCAAGACCGAGTCCGTCATGGACAAGGCGAAGTCCGAGATGGCGACGGCCGCGAAGCGTGTCGAGGCCTCGGAGAAGTCGCTCGCCAAGGCCCAGGCGCAGGCGGCAGAGGCCGCGGATCGTCTCGCTAAGAAGGAAGCGAACCTCGAGCAGAAGCGCTCGTCGAGCCGTCGGACCGTCAACTCTGTGGCCAAGGCTGAGGACGAGCTCGCCAAGGCGCAGAAGGCGTCGGATCTCGCCGCGTCCAAGCTCGGGTCTGCTGAGCGCAAGGCGCAGGGCGAGCGCGACAAGCTGACGAAGGCCACCGAGGTCGCCGTCGCGGCTGAGGCGAAGCATCGGGTGTCGCTGCAGCAGGTGGCGAAGGCGCAGGAGACGGCGGCGACTGCGGCTGGTCGGACGGCGCAGCGGATCAAGGACAACACGGACGCGTACCAGAAGGCGGGCGGTGTGCTCGCGGCTGCGGGCGCGGCGACGACGGGTCTTGTGGTCGCGACGGTCAAGACGGGTGTGGCGTACAACAGCCTGCAGCAGTCGTCGCGGGCGGCGCTCAAGACGATGCTGGGCGGCGCTGAGGCTGTCAACGCGCAGATGGCCGAACTCGACAAGTTCGCCAAGACGTCGCCGTTCTCGAAGCAGACGTTCATCAGCGCGCAGCAGCAGATGCTCGCGTTCGGCATCGAGTCGAAGAAGGTCATCCCGTACCTGTCGGCGATCAACGACGCGACGGCAGCGGCGGGCGGCAACAGCCAGATGCTCGGCGAGCTCGCGTTCGTCATGGCGCAGATCAGCGCGGCCGGGAAGATCACCGGCCAGGACTTGATCCAGTTCGGGCAGCGCGGTGTGAACGCCGCCGAGCTCATCGGCTCGCAGATGGGCATGACGGGCGCGGAGATCAAGGCTGCGATCACGAAGGGCACGCTGGGCGCTGATGTGGCGCTGGATGCTCTCGCGGCTGGCATGTCGGAGAAGTTCGCGGGCGCGTCGGCGAACGTGAAGGAGACGTGGGACGGTGCGACGGACCGCGTGCGGTCGGCGATCCGGGATATCTCGGCGCTGCTCGCGGCCCCACTCGTGGACCCCGAGTCCGGTGGTGCGGCTGTCGGCTGGGCGAACGGGCTCGCGGACGCTCTGCGCAACGTCGAGGGCGTCATCGCGGGCTTGCCTGGCCCGGTGCGTGTCGTCGGGTCGGCGCTCATTGCTGCCGGGGGCGGCGCTACGACGCTCGCCGGCGGGCTGCTGCTCGCGCTCCCCCGCATCATCGACACCAAGGCCGCTCTCGGCCAGATGCGCGCGGAAGGCTCGCGGATCCCGGGCGTGCTCGGAAAGACCGCGAAGGCCGCCGGGGTTGCGACGCTCGCCATCGCTGGAATCGGGGCGGCGATCGCGGCGATCGAGTGGGAGAACAGCCTCGGCGTCGTCGCGACGGACGCGACCGTACTCGCGGCGTCGCTCGAGAGGGTCGCGACGAACGGGGACGCGGCGACGAACGCGCTCTTCGCCGGCAAGGGGTCCCAGTTCGACCTCTGGACGACGTCGGCGGCCGAGGTTCAGGACCTCGGTGATGCGCTGGCCCGCGTCATGGCGAACATGGACGAGGGCTTTTGGGACCAGGTCTGGGGCACGAATGCGTCGGGCAACGACATGTTCGGTGGCAACAAGGCGTGGAAGCAGTCCGAGCAGGGCATCAAGGCGCTCGACTCGGCGCTGGCGCAGATCGTTGCTTCCGGGAACGCTGATGCGCTCGCTGACGCGCAGGACTACCTGTCGCGGGAGGCCGCTAAGAATGGCAAGACGCTCGACCAGGTCGCGGCGGTCCTGCCGCAGTACAGCGCTGCTCTCGCGACGGCAGGTGCGGATACCGCTGAGGCTGGTGCGTCGACGCTGCAGGCTGCGCTTGACGCGGAGGAGGCGGCGAAGCGGGCGGAGGCTGCGCAGAAGGAACTCGAGGCGGCGTTCGAGTCGTTCTCGGGCCTGTATGGCGATGCGGCGTCGGCGTTCATCGACCTTGGTGGCGCGTATGACGCGGTGGTCGAGAAGAACAGGGCTCTCGCCGAGGCGACAGCCGAGGCGACGGCGTCGAGCAAGGACTCGTGGGAGGACTTCTACGACGGCGTTTCTGTGTCCGCGTCGGACTACATCGCCGAGCTCGAGTCGCAGGTCAAGGCGCAGGGCGAGTGGAAGCAGAACATGGTCACGCTGGCGGGCAAGGTCTCCGAGGAGACGCTCGCCGAACTCGCGCAGATGGGGCCTGCGGGCGCGCCGCTCGTCGCGGAACTCGTCAACGCGACGGACAAGGAACTCGCACGGCTCGACCTCGCGACGACCGCGAAGAACGAGACGGACGCGTTTGTGCAGGCGATCGCGGATGCGCAGGACAACATCCCGATGCTCAAGGTGCTCGCCGACATGGGCATGGCGCGGACGGCGCTGGACCACTTCATCGACGAGGCGCAGCGTCGGCAGATCCGAATCAACATCGGCGCGAACGCTGGCGGCACCGGGCGGACTGGGCAGACGGCGAAGGCTACGGGCGGCTCTGTGGTGGGTCCGGGTACGGGTACGTCTGACTCGATTCCGGCGTGGCTGTCGAACGGTGAGCACGTGCTCACGGCGTCGGACGTCGCGAAGGCGGGCGGTCAGGGTGCGATCTACCGGATGCGTGGGCTGATCCAGGCGGGCGCGTTGCGGTTCGCGTCGGGTGGCATGGTGTCGATCTCGGGCGGTACGGGTAGTGCTGGTGTGGCGTCGGCGAAGGCTGATGTGGCGTCGGCGAAGCGCGCGGTCAAGCGCGAGGAGAAGGATGTCGCGTCGGCGCAGCGCGCGTACTCGGGCATCGACGGGAAGGCTGCGAACCGGGCGCGGAAGCAGGCTGCGAAGCGTGAGGTTGATCGGCAGAAGGCCGAGCTGAAGCGTGCGCAGGAGCGGCTCAAGGCTGCGGAGAAGGCGCTGGCGGCGGAGCGGAAGGTCGTCGCGGATGAGAAGGCGCGTCGTTCTGATATCCGTGGTCTGCGGGCTGAGCATGAGACGGATGTGCGTCGTGGGACGATCCGGGATCAGGTGAACTCGGGGCTGTCGGGCGGTCTGTCGGCGGTGGATTCGGCGCTGCGGCTGGCGGGGTCGGGGACGCTGTCGAAGGCGAAGAGCGCGGAGTTGCGGAACGTCGCGCAGCAGGCGGAGAAGGACCTCACCAGGCAGTACGCGCTGCTCGAGCAGACGAACGCCAAGATCAGCGAGCAGACGGCGCTCCTGTCCGACGTCAAGGGCATGCGGGACCAGATCTCGCAGCAGATGATGGGCGAGGTCAAGCTTGCGGACACGCTGTCGGCGGCGACGTCGCAGACGGTGCAGCACTCCAACGGTCGCGGGGACATCTGGTACTCGCAGTCGACCACGGGTGGTGGCACGACGGCGGGCGCGATCCGTGCGTACCTGGCTGACAAGCTGACGAAGGCTCGGACGTTCAACTTGAAGTTGGACGCGCTGCGGCAGAAGGGTGCGCCGAACGCGCTGCTGCAGGAGGTTTTGCAGGGTGGCATCGAGGGCGGGACGGCGCTGGCTGAGGCGCTGCTGGGGTCGTCGGCGTCGGACTGGACGGCGATCACGTCGTCGTGGACGGCTCTCGAGGCGGAGTCGCGGCGCACCGGTGACATCGGCACCCTGAGTGCGTTCGGGACGACGTCGGCCGCGGTTGAGGCGGACCTGGCGAAGCAGACGGCGATCGCGGAGGGCACGCAGGGCATCATCATGTCGATCGGGCGGCTGCTCGAGTCGACGACGGGCGGCGTGCTGCAGGGCTATGCGTCGGGCGGCTGGATCACCGGCGGCGTCCGCGGCAAGGACAGCGTCCCGATCATGACGATGCCGGGTGAGCACGTGACGAACGCGGTCTCTGCGCGTTACAACGCGAACCTGCTCGAGCGGATCAACGCGACGCCCGGCCCGGTCGCTGCCCCGCTCGTGGCGGTGCCCGTCGCGGCTGGCGTGGGCGCGGGTGGCAGCGACGTGTACGTGACGATCCCTGACATCTACGTGCGGAACCCCATCACGGGTGAGGACGTGCGTGCGGTGGCTCGTCAGACGGTCCGTGCCGAGATCTCCTCGGCGGCGAACGCTATGACGAGGGGGTACTGACATGCCGACTGGCGCGGATGGTGTGCTGACGGCGACGTGGCGGCTGGAGGCGGCGGCGGTGTCGCTGGAGGTGCTCGGGTCGGCGTGGTCGTCGGCGGTCGTCGAGGTGCGGATCGTGCGCCTGGTCGCGGGTGAGTCGGACGTGCCGGTGCGTGGGGCTGACCGTGTGCCGGCGGTCGGCGGCTACTGGGCGGGCTCGGATCATGAGCAGCCGCTCGGGTCGTCGGTCACGTATCAGGCGATCGGCTACACCGCGGCGGGCGCGGCTGTGCTTTCGAGCATGGTCACGGTCTCCACCGAGGGCGCGCCGCACGGCATCTGGCTCAAGGCTGCCGGGCGTCCGAACCTCACGGTGCGCACGACGGGGCGCGCGTCGGACGGCCCGGTGTCGCAGACGCAGGGTGGCGTGTACGACGTCATCGGAGGCACGGGTGTCGCCGTCGCGTCGGTCGCTGGGGTCAACGCCTCGACGTACTCGCTGGTCGTGTCGTCAGAGGACGCGGGCGTGGAGGCGTCGATCCGTGCTCTCCTGTCGACGACCCGCGTCATCCTCGTGCAGGACTGCGGGCACGACGTCATCGAGCCCGGCTGGTACTACGTCTCGCAGGTGTCGCGCGCGCCACGTGACCCGCACTACCTGCTGCCCGGTCGCGTGCACACGCTGTCGCTGACCCGCACCGGAGTCCCTGCCGGCGGCGGCCAGGGCGTCATCGGCTGGTCGTATGCGGCCGTGGCGACGACCTACGCGTCTTACGCGGCCCTCAAGGCCGCCAGGTCGTCCTACTTCAACCTCGTGCGGGGGGCATGATGCAGCAGGTCTCGGAGCGTTTCCTGCCTGCGCTGGCGGGTCCTCACCGGGTGCAGATCATGGTGGAGGCTCGTCGGGGCACGCAGATGCTGTACTCGGGTGTGCCGGTGGTGGATGGGTCGGTGACGGTGGACGGGACGGCTGCGTGTCGGTGGTCGATGTCGTTGACGGTGCCGCCGCGCCTGTCGACGGGTCTGTACACGGACCAGGTGGCGCTGCCGGACACTCCGGGGCACCCGCTGGCTGCGTTCGGGGCCGAGCTGCACGTGTCCTACGGCGTCGTCTACACGGACGACTCGGTGGAGTGGGTGCGAGCGGGCGTGTTCCGCATCGACGCAGCGGACGGCTCGGAGTTCGACGATGGGACGGTGCAGGTCACGGGGCGTTCGCGGGAGGCGTGGATCATCGACGCGCGTTTCGTCGCGCCGCGCACGGTGTCGGGTCCGTCGACGACTTCGATCATCGCGGACCTGATCCATGAGGTGTTGCCGAGCGTGGAGGTCGTGGTGTCGGCGTCGCGTGACGCGAGGGTGCCGACGACCACGTTTGAGGAGGACCGGGCGGGTGCGATCACTTCGCTCGCTGAGGCGATCGGCGCGGTCTGGTACGCGGACCCGTGGGGCCGGATCGTCATCGCGGACGCGCCCTCGACGACCGGCACGCCCGCGTGGACGGTGCGCGCCGGTGAGGGTGGTGTGCTGGTGTCGGCGTCGTCGTCGAGCTCGCGTGACGGCGTGTACAACGCTGTAGTGGTGCGCGGTGAGTCCCCGTCGGGAGACTTTCCTCCGATGCAGGCGACGGTGTACGACGAGGACCCCACGAGCCCGACCCGCTGGGGTGACCCGCACGCGGGCCGCTACGGCATGATCCCGCGCTTCGAGTCGTACCCGACGGTGTCGACGCTCGAGCAGGCGCGCGCCGTGGGCCGCGGCCTCCTGGCGCAGTCTGTCGGCGCGGCCAAGACCCTCGAGGCGTCGAGCGTGCCGAACCCCGCGCTCGAGCCCGGCGACCTCATCCACGTCATCACCGACCCGACCGACCCCGCCGGGTCCGTGCGGGCGCACGTCGTCGACGGCTACACCCTCGGCCTCACCGCCGGGGCCGAGTTCCCTATCCGCACCCGTGACGTGAGGCAGGTGGCCTAGTGGATCTCGCACAGGGAGTGCGCGCGGCAGTCGCGCGCGGACGACAGTCGGGGTCCTACCTCGGGACCGTGACGACGATCGACGCGACAGCGCTCGCGCTCACGGTCGACATCGGCACCGGCACGCTGCTCACCGGCGTCCGCTGGATCACCCCGTACACGCCGACCGTCGGCGATTTCGTCACCGTGCTCCGCGCGGGCACGTCGTGGGTCGTCCTCGGCAAGCTGAGCAAGGACCTCACGGGGTCGGGCCGCCGGTACACGACAATCGCGGTGACGCCGACAGCCTCGTGGGGGGCTATGGCCTACTGGTACACCGCCACGGAGACCAGCGCCTGGTCGTGGAGCGTCGGCCCGATGTCGCAGGGCCACACCGGCGGTGCCCCGCCCTACGCGCAGGTGTGGGGCGGCCTCGTCGTGTATCCGCCGCTGGCCGGAGTCATCCCGTCCGGGGCCACGATCGAGTCCGCGCGGCTGACCCTGACCCGTGACTGGGACGACGACGTGCCCTCACCGCGCGCGCCGCGCATCTACGGGCACGCGACGACGTCTGTCACGGGCACGAGCGGCCCGTCGACGTACTGGGCGCCAGGGTACGGCCCGTGGTCGCCGGGAGGACTCGTGCAGGGCGAGACAGCCTCATGGGACCTGCCGTCGTCGTGGCTGACGGCACTGCTGTCCGGGGCGCTGCGTGGCATTGGCATCTGGTCGCAGGCACCCGCGGATGCACTGCGCCTGGCTGGTGCTGCGCCGATCACCATCTCCTACTCCGAGCCTGCCTGAGGAGGCCCGCCGTGTCTGATCTGCCCCCGGACGAGTCCGTGCCGGACGAGACGCCTCCCGAGGTGGTCCCGCCGGTCGAGCTGCCGTCGACTGACGAGCCCGCACCCGCACCGCCGACGCTCGCCGACCTGCTCGCGCTCCTCGGCCTCCCGCCCGACGCGCGCGCGCTCGTCGTCACCCCCGAGACCGTCGTGGCGATCGCCGCCGACTACCCCGAGCCCTATACCCCACCCACTGAGGAGCCCTGACATGGCCACCACGACGATCCAGCCCCTGCCGTACCCGGCACCGGGCGACGCACCGGACATCCCCCGCGACCTCAAGGCTCTCGCCGAGGCCGTCGAGGACCGCACCATCATGCGTTTCGCGACGACCGCAGCGCGCGACGCAGCGATCCCGTCGGGCCGCCGCATGCGCGGCATGGTCGCCTACGTCGAGGCCACCGCCACCACCTACATCTACGACCAGGGAGGCTGGTGGGTCCTGTGGCGACGACCTGCCTGGGTCCAGGCGCAGGGCACCGACGTCCAGTACACCCGCGTCGGACAGACCGTGACGGTCGCCGTCGACATCTCCGGGGCGAGCGGTCTCACCGGCGACGTCGTCACCCTCAACGGTGGCGCACCGGTTCTCCCGGCCGAGGCAGTCCCGGCGATGGAGTCCTACGGGTCGGGCATCGCCCTCCAACCCAGCCCCACCACGATCCACAGCGCGACGGTCGTCATCACCCCCGGCGGCGTCATCAAGATCGTCAAGCCCAGCGTCGCGACGACTGGCATGCGCGGCACCGCGACCTACATCGCCGCGAGCTGATCGGACACCCCGCATGACATACGACCCCGCGATCGAGGACACGCTCAGCCCCGGCACGCGCGCGCACACGAGCGCCGAGCCCGTGCCCGTCACGCTCGCCCGCCTCGAGGGGAAGGTTGACACCGCGCTGGCGACCCAGACGGGCCGCCTCGACGGACACGAGACCCGCATCGGCACCGCCGAGACGCGCCTCAACTCCCACAGCGAGCAGCTCGCCGAGCACGCCCAGCGCCTCGCGGCTCTCCCCGCCGCCGCTCCGCGCACGAGCCCGTGGGTCATCGCCTCCACCCTCATCGGAGCGGTCGTCGGCCTCGGCTCCCTCCTCGGCGTCGCGATCGTGCTCATGAAGGTCGTCGCCGCCGTCCCCTGATCCACCCCGCCCCCGCAAGGCCCCGCACCGCACGTCGGTTCGGGGCCTCACCCATGCCCGAGGAGGCACGCGTGACCTACTCCAACCCCGCGCCGGGCCGCATCAGCTCGCGCTACGACCTGGCCCGCCTGCACCCCGTCACGGGTGAGGTCCGTCCGCACGAGGGCACCGACGTCGCAGGCCCGACGGGCACCCCGGTGCTCGCCGTGCACGACGGCGTCGTGACCCGCTCGGAGACGCTCAGCCCCACCTACGGGCGGCTGCAGCGCGTCTACGTCTCCGACGGCTCGCTCGAGACCCGCTACCTGCACCTCTCGCGCCGCGACGTCGTCGTCGGCCAGCGAGTCAGCGCTGGCGACCGCCTCGGCCTCATGGGCACGTCCGGCTTCGTCACCGGACCGCACCTGCACCTCGAGATCCGCGTCGGCGGCCGCGCCATCGACCCCGAGCCGTGGCTCGCAGCGCGCGGCATCACCCTCGGCGTCGACCCCGCCCCCGGCACCCCGATCCCGCTCCCGACCGACCTCCCGGAGGACGCCATGCGTCGCACGACCCACACCCGCACGAAGGCTCTCGCGCTCCCGCTCGCGTGGAAGACCCTGCCCGTCAACGACAAGGGCCACGTCTCCGCGTGCACGACCGTGGGCCGCGGCACGCTCGTCGCCGACCTCACCCTCACCGGCGTCCCCCGCGGCCGCGAGGTGCAAGTCCGCGCCATCGTCGTCGAATCCGACCCCGACGGCAAGAACGCCAAGATCGTCCACCGCGGCAGCATCGTCGAGATCATCGGCACCGGCGGCAGCACGTTCGGCCAGATCGTCGCACCGTTCGAGCTCGCCAAGATCGTCGGCCGCCGTGAGCGCCGCGTCCGCATCCAGGCGCTCGCCCTCGACAAGGGCATCCGCCTCGTGCACCTCACCACCACCGTCGACCACATCCCCGCCTGAGGAGGCACCCCGTGACCATCACGACCACGCCCACGGCGACGCAGACCGAGCACCCGTGGCGCGCCACCCTCCGCACGATCTTCGCCGCGCTCGTCGGCCTCGCCGCCGCATGGGCGCTCATCATCGAGGCGATCGGCCTCGACGCCGGCATCCCGTGGGTCGCGGCGTCCCTCGCGATCGCCGGAGCCGTCACCCGAGTCCTCGCGCTGCCCGCCGTCACCGACTGGCTCGAGCGCTACGTCCCGTGGCTCGCTCCCGCACCGCGCGAGCCGGAGCGCCTCGACCCGGCCGCTGCCCCCGACCCGGACACGCTCCCCGACGAGCCCGACACCGACGCGCGGGAGGCCCTCCGCACCGTCACCTGCGACTGCGGCACGACCATCACCGGACGCGTCGACATGCTGCACGCGTGTCCCGGCTGCGGCGCGATGGTCTACATCGACGACCCCACGCCGACCGATGAGTGACCAGCCCTGCCCCGCCTGCGTGACGACGTGCGGGCGCTGCACCTACGAGTGCGAGGCGTGCGGCACACGGTACGGGTCGCGCAAGGCCGCCGAGAAGTGCGCCACCTTCGACGACGCCGACTGACGAGCAGCGGCCTGTAATAAAATCACAGGCAGAGTTGCGTCATCCTACGACTGCGCCCCCACCCTCGCGAGAGGGTGGGGGCGCTTCGTCATGCCCGCTAGCGTCCTGCGCTAGGGGTGAGTTTCACCGTCGAGGTTCTCAACGCCCTGAGGTCCTGACCGGACGCGATTGCGGCGAGAGCGCGACGCTGGCTTGGCTTCGGCGTCAGAGTCAGTGCCTTCTGCTTCGGGAGCGAGCGCATCTGGGGTGCCGAGGTCTGCTTCATCTGCTCCATCGTGATCTCCTTCGTCGCCATCACATAGCTGGCGGATGGTTGGCCCGTCGAGCAGTTCAACGAAGGGCTGTCCTCCGAGCCTTCGGAGAAGCCTGAAACTCTCCCTGCCCAGAGAGTATCGCTCGATGTCAACTACTGTCAGGCTGAGTTCGTTTCTGGCTGTCGTGCGATCGATCACGTGGCCATGTGTCGGGTAGTCCGTTACTAGCGCTTTCGCCGTGACGACGGGGTTGACCTTGTCCCTGTGGGACACGGCAAGAAGCCTCGTAGCATAGTTGAGGGTGAGCAGAAGGCTGGTCTGGGCCGACAGCATCTCTTCGGGGTCGAGTTTCTCTACAAGGGGCCTGCTGAACGATGCTGCGAAGTCGAGCATGTGCGCGATCGCTCGGTCTCGGGCAAGCCCGGTAACCTGAAGCAGCATGGGGCCGTGACCAACCGCGTGCTCCACCATGTCCTGGAAGAGCGTGGTCGCGGCATTGGCCGTGGCCAGGGTCGAGTGCATACGGGCCTCGCCCTCACGGAGATCCTGTACATCCAGCGGCCCCAGCTCAGCTCCGGGACCCATGTAAATCTCTGAGCCCACCAAGCTGAGCAGCGTGGCGGCGCTCTTCGCGTACTCGGGGACAACGACATGCACGACCTCGAACTTGGCGCGCAGGTAGCGCGCCAGCTTGTAGGCAGCGTGCGCGTCACCGCCCGGAGAGTCGATCCATAGGTCGAGGTGGGGGCGGGTCTCCCCGAAAGGAACTACCCGCTCAACGATGTCAACGACATGATCGTAGAGTGGTCGCTCAAGTGCTTCGAATGGACCGCGACGTCCTCCCTGGAAGACGACGAGCACGAAGGCGTCGTGCTGCTCGCCCGCTGGATGGCACTCGTGTTCGTTGGGCATGGCGATCGCCCCAGCGTCCTCTGCTTCCTCTGTGTTATCCACCATGCAGTCCATATCGACGCGCGACGGCCGGCACTTTAGTCGCCGCCGCTCTCGGCTGCGGCCGAGCTTCGTCATGCCCGAGGGTAGCGGCGTAGTCGCTGCGAGACGGGCGCGGCGGGCATGTCGATGCTGCGGGCGACCGACAGATGGCTCCTCGTCACAGCGCCTCCCCGCTCGTCCGCCACACCACCCCAGCCCACACCCCATCGCCCTCGAGCGAATCCCAGAAGATCGCGCGCACCACCTCGTCAACGTCCATGCCCGCACCCTCCCAGCCACCACGCCATCCCGCCCGGGATATGCGGACGCACCTGCCGCTGCGACTGTCGGTGGTCAGGGAGACACTGACCCCATGCGCGACTCGAGCCTCGACACGTGGAACGCCCGTCACGTCCCCATCCTCAACCGCCGCGACGTCCCGCCCCGCGACACGCAGGTCGACTTCGACCCGCCGCGGCCGGTCACCGCGACCATCCAGTGGCAGACAGGCACGGAGACCATCAGGACGCGCGCCATCGCCTGGTGCGGCCGGGTCGTCCTCGTCGAGTTGGTCGACGCGCGGTCGCAGGTGCGCGGGGTGTGGCTCGACAGCGAGGACGCCCAGCCGCTCGACAAGTGACGATGAACGCCACCCCGCCCCCTGGCAGGAGAGGGCGGGCTGCACCGAACGCGAGGCTGTCGCCCGCTTATCCCCGCCCCGATATAAGCGATCTGGTTATCCGCCATCGCCGCGCGCGAGCCGCTCCCCCAGCCGCGCCATCGCCTCACGACCCAGCGCTGTCGACACGTGCGTATACCCAGCCGTCACCGCGGCCGAGCTGTGTCCCATGATCGCCATGCGCGTCCGCTCATCGACACCCAGTTCGAGCAGCAGCGTCGCCGTCGTGTGCCGCGCGGAGTGCAGCGGTGCGTCTGGCAGCCCTGCACGCTTGAGCGCAGCGTCCCACGCGGCAGAGTCGTCGCGCGGGTCGATCGGGTGCCCGTCCCCACGGTGGAAGATCAGCCCCTCGTCTCCGAGGGTCGCCACATCGAGGTGCCGACGGATCACGTCAGCGAGTAGCGGCGCCATCGGCACCTCACGCCACCCCGCCCGCGACTTCGGGCGCGTCATCCACAAACCGCCGTACACCTGCCGCGCCTCCTGATCGGACGGGATGCGCACATGCCGCTCAGGGCAGTAGCCGGCGCGCGTGTACTCGCACGGCCAGCCGCCCGCGGGCCTCTCGGTAGCGCAGCCGTGCTCCCAGCGGAGGCGCTGTACCTGCCACGACACCGTCACGACCCCGGCGTCGAGGTCGATGGCGTCGCGCGTGATCCCGAGCCGCTCGCCCTGGCGCATGCCGGTGAGGAGCGCGATCGTCCAGTGTGGGGCCTCGTCGGCGTTCGTTGCGACGCTGCGCAGGAGCGTGACCGCCTGGTCGGCAGTGAGTGCCGTTCGGGCGCTGACGGCTCGGCGGGGTGCGTCGAGGAGCGTCGCGACGTTGCGCGCGACCCGGCCCTCACGCTCGGCGTCGGTGAGCGCCTTCGCGAGGATGCGGTGCGCCTGCAGTGCGGTCGTCGTGGAGCGTCCGGCGCGTTCGACGGCGTCGTGCATCTCGCGGATGTGTGCTGGCGTGAGGCGGTCGAGCCTGCGCGTGCCGAGCGTCGGGATGATCCACGTGTTGATGTAGCCCTCGTAGGTCGCGAACGTCCGCGGCTTGAGGCGTGGGCGGGCGATGGTGTCGAGCCACAGCGCCATCCACGTGGCGACCGTGGGGCTGGACGTGGGCAGGTCTCCGGCGCGGTCGAGCTCGCGGCGCATGTCGGCGAGGATGCGGCTCGCCCCGGCCTTCGTCTTGTGAGTCTTGACCTTGCGCCGTCGCTTACCGTCGCGGTCGGGCAGGGTGATGGATGCGACCCACATGCCGTCGCTGGTCCGCTGGTAGAGCGAGCCCGAGTGGGCGTCTCGTCGTGCTGTGCGTGCCAT